TTATGCTTGTTGCAATGGAACGTTCTGCCGTGCTATCGACTCACAATAACCCTCAAATACAGTATGTTCCCTGTCTGTGAGTGCAGTCATATCCTCCTGTATCTTGTGGTCGGTTATCTTTCCATAAATCTGTGTCGTACCGATATTGCTGTGTCCGAGCATCTTGCTGAGCGTTTCCATCGAAATACCATTGGAAAGGCAAATCGTGGTTGAGAATGTGTGGCGAGCCATGTGAAAGGTCAAGCCTTTCTCTATTCGGCATATCTGACCGATGTTCACACAAGCTAAAGATGCTTTCCTAATTGTGAGATTGGGGAATATCAATTCGTCTGCTTTCTTGTTCTTGATATAGAGCGAAAGGATTTGCCCTGCAATGGGCAAGAGTGGGATTATGGCTTCCACATCCGTTTTCTGCCTTTTGATGCGGATTTCCTCTGTACCATCTGCATTACGGATGATATGCTTCGGTTTGAGCCGTTGCATATCCACACGAGCCAGACCAGTAAAGGCACAGAAAAGAAATAGCTGCCTTGCTCGCTCGAACTGCTTGTCAATAATGGGCGTTTGTAGTACTCGTTGCAGTTCCTCGGTTGTGAGATACCTGCGTGTTCGGTGTGGTAGTTCCGCCTTGTAGTCCACAAAGGGATCAATGCGGATGTACTTCTTCTGCTGCCCGATGCCGATGAGTTTCCGTAGGAAAATGACTACAATCTGAATGGTGGCAAGGGAGAGGTTGCGCTCTGATTTAAGGTAGAAGTCCAATCCCTCGATAAAGGCATAGTCCAATTGTGCGTATCGAATATCTTCCTGGCCTAAGCGTTCACGCAGATAGGACTTAATGAGCTGCGCTGCATAGATGTAATTAGCAAAAGTCGGCTTGGCAATCGTCAGTCCTACGCATGGGCGCTTTTCCTCTATGAAAAGTCGTGCTTCCTCCAAAAGAAAACCTTTGGGCTTGTCTTCTTCCATGAGTTCACGTTTGAGGAGCTCGGCGGTGATATAGCCAAGTTGCCAAACTAATTCTTGATACTTTGCTTTGGCTTGTTCCTCTTTGCTTTGTAAGTAGTGGTTGATTACCTTTGTTTCTTCGCCTGTTCCCTTGCATCGTCCCTTATGGCTATCCCAAAGTTCGGGAGCGATTTCCTTGCCCGTGCTGTATTGCACCTGCTCACCATCTATGGTGAAGCGCCCCATAATCGGGCATTTGCCGTTCTTTTTCTCTTTGGAACGGTTGATATAAAAGAGTGTCTTGAATGTGCTTCGTGCCATGATTTCAAAGTTTTAAGGTGAATGTATCTTGTATGCGTTGTTGTACTTTCTGCATATCCCGATGGATTCTCTCGGAGGAAACAACTGCATAGATTTGTGTTGTTCTCAAATTTGTGTGTCCGAGCATACGGCTCACCGTTTCTATAGGTACACCTGCCGAGAGTGTGATGAGCGATGCAAAGGTGTGGCGAGCCATGTGAAAGGTCAGCGGAGTTTTCATCCCGATGTTTCTCTGTATGTGGTGCATGCCATTGAGGATAATGTCGGTAGTCGGCACGTCAAAAACAAAACCTGCCCTTATGCCTCTATAGCGATTCATAATTTCCAGAGCAGGAGGAAGTACCTGTACACGATACGGAGTCTTTGTCTTCATGCGTCTGCCCTTGATGCAGAGTTCACCCTCTTCAAGGACGATGTTTTCCTCTCTGAGATTGCGCACGTCAGAGATAGCCAGTCCTGAAAAGCAGGAGAAGACGAACAAATCACGGACAATGCGGTAGTTCTCCCACTCAATCTCCAAGTCGATGATGTGCTCAAGTTCTTCCTGCGTAATGCTTCTCGGTTCGCCCTTTGGTCGCTCGTAACTGTAGCCCAAGAACGGATAGAAGTCCAGCACACCTTTCTTCACCGCCATGCGGACGATGGTCTGCAAAGTAGACACAGTACTCGATATGCTGCTGCGTTTCAGTTTGCGGTCAATGGTGAGATAATACTCAAAACCTTCAATAAAGGATTTGTCCAACTGTGAAAGAGGAATGTCGCTTACCTTGTGCTTCTTTTGTACATACTCACGGAGCAGGGAGAGCTGGTAGGTACGAAGTTTGAACGTCTTTAAGGATCGGTCGATGCCTATACGCTTCTTTGTCTGTGTGAGATACTCCCCAAAACTCTCCAAGAGCAGGGTTTGGCGGTGGATTTGCCCCTGATAGGCATCCCTCACGTCTGTAGCGGTAAACGATTCTTCCCTTTCACTGAGTTCGTGAAAGCGTGCGTGGATAAGTGCGGTGCATTCACCAAGTTTCTGATTGACGGACACCGCCATGCTGCTCTTGCCGATAAGCCTTTGCTTGCGGCTGTCCCAAAGAGCGAGCGGAGTCTTGCACTTGGTGGAGAACCCCGAATGGGTTCTGCCCACTGAGATGCGCCCGATGATAGGCACAAGTCCTTTCTTGTCGGTTCGTTTTGCCTGAACGAAGAACGATACTTTGAGTTTGTTTTCCTTCATTTTTCTGTCGTTTTTTCAAAATTTCCTTTGCTTGCAAAGGTACAGATGAACAAGTATTCCTGAGCGATGCAAAAAAATGAAAGATGAGGAATAAAAACCTATGAAACAGTTGTTTAGCTTCAATTCGTAACCCCTTTTTGCTTTTTCCTTGATGGGTTACGATTTGGTAACGGAACTCCTGCCGTTTAATGCTCGTTCTTGCTTAGCCTCAAAATAGTAAGAAAATGCTAAATGATGATATTCCAAATAGTTACATTCCTTGCGTTTCCCCCTATTTCCCTTAATTCTTAATGACTGATTATGCCCGCAAAATGAGCCTGGATCTACGCATGATAGACGAAAACGGGTACTCGGATCATATTGACAACAAGGCAAGCCATTGTGCAAAGCTACTTAATGACTACTATCAGAAGTATGATGCACAGAAGGGTACGCAGTTTGTGTTCTCTGACTTGGGTACTTACAAGCCCGGCGGAGACTTTAATATCTATTCTGAGGTGAAGCGTAAATTGGTAGAAGATTATCATATCCCGTCTTACGAGATACGCTTTATTCAGGAGTGCAAGAACGAGAAAGCCAAAAAAGCGATGGTAGAAGCGATGAATCGTGGAGACATCCGCATCATTTTCGGTTCTACTTCTATGCTTGGAACGGGTGTCAACGCCCAGCAGCGTGCGGTGGCGGTGCATCAACTTGATACACCCTGGCGACCCTCAGATTTGGAGCAGCGAAATGGTCGGGCAATTCGTAAAGGTAATATGGTTGCCAAAGAATTTGCTGACAACAAGGTCGATGTGATTATCTATGCCGTGGAGCGGTCGTTGGACAGTTATAAGTTCAACCTACTACATAACAAGCAATTGTTTATCAATCAGTTGAAGACCAACACGCTCGGTAGTCGTACCATTGACGAGGGATCGATGGACGAGGATAGCGGTATGAACTTTTCAGAGTATGTTGCCGTGCTATCTGGTAATACGGACTTGTTAGAGAAAGCCAAACTCGACAAGAAGATTGCCACGCTGGAATCAGAGCGTAAGAATTTCCTCCGTGAGCGTGATGCCGCAACGGGCAAGTTGGCGGAGATTGACAGCTCCGTGTCTTTCCATTCAGACAAGATCAAGGAAGCCAAGGCAGACTTGGCGTGCTTTGAGAAGCGTGTGGAGCGTGACAAAGAAGGTAATCCTATCAATAAACTTGTCATTAAAGGTGTGGAGGACAGTACCGACATAAAGGTCATCGCCGCCCGTCTGCATGAGATAGAGGAAAAGGCTCGTACCAAGAGCGAGTACAACAAGATTGGCGAGGTTTACGGCTTTTCCATCATGGTCAAGACGGAGAGCAGTTCAAAGGATCTGTTTGATTGCTCGATAAACCGCTTCTTTGTCAAGGGACAGGAGAGCATCTACTATACTTATAATAACGGTAAGTTAGCGGCAGACCCGAAACTTGCCTGCGAGAACTTCGTAAATGCCTTGGAGCGTATCCCTAAGGTGATAGAGTCGCATGAGAAGGAAATGGCAAAGGTCGTGACCAACAAAGACGTTTACACCAACATTGCCAACAGTTCTTGGAAGAAAGAGGACGAGCTTCGCTCACTCAAAGGTGAGGCAGCAGAACTTGACAGAAAAATTGCACTTACATTGAACGAACCAAATGAAGAAAATGAAAAATCAAACGAAAATGACCAACCCGAGTATTTAAGACAAAATAGTAGTAATAGCCCAAATACTAAAAAGGAAGAGGAGGGGGTAATTTATTCAAGTTCTATGAATAATAGAAACAAACAAGAAGAAAGTAAGGGATATATTGTAAAATCCAGACTGAGATAAATAGCGATGGTGTATCATAATTGATACACCATCGTATTATATTATTTCCACAAAGAGTATTCTCTCCATTTTTCAGGAAAGCCCATATCTTTCAAAACTACCAATTTGGGAGATTTGTCCAATAGGGTGAGCAAACTCTTTCTAAATGAGCTATCAGGACTGATTATTTGCTGCAAATACAAAATTACAGATAAGTAGGCAAACAACTTATTGTCCCTTATCGTTGCAGCTTCTTGCTTTGACAAGAAAGGATAATTCGTTCTATAAGGAAACTTCAAGGCTATTGTAAAGCGGCGATTCCATACACGACTATGATGGGCACAAGTATTGCGTAAAGACGATAAACCGTGCATCCAATTCTTCAAAATATCGACATTGTATAGTCCCAAATCTCTGCAGATTGTTTTACTAGAAGGATTATTCTTGTCCAAAGCAAAAAACAACTTACTCAATGTTCCCATAGAAACAACCTCTAAGGTCATCCACGCTGGCGGAAAAGCAGGTTCGCTATACTTTTGATAATAATGAGCTATAAATTCCTCATTACTTCGCTTGACCTCTTTCATTAAATCCCCTACAACAGGTTTATCATCTATAATCTCGTTGCGTGTCAATGCGATAAACTTATCGTGCTGAAAGTATAACTTATGATTGAGAAACCAAAAGGCGTCATTTTCATCAACGGAATAAGTTAAGGCGATTCTTGTTCTTAATGCCACCTCGATTTTTTCAATGGCATTGAAGATTAAAGAGCGTAAACGCCTATCAAAACAATAAAGGTCTATCACATCTTGAAAAGAAATGTCCTTTCTCAGAAATTCGTGATTAGCACCTTCCCCGTTATTTTGAAAAGGGTATGTGTATGCTCGTAATCTATAATAACTTATATTATAAAGATATTGGGACGCAAGTTTTTCGTCTCCAATATTAAGTCCTCGATCGCATAACTTTTTAACCTGCTCAGATGTGTCTATGGGCTTCTTTTCGTACCTCATAACCGTATATAAACTCGAAGACCTCCCCGGGTGCGCTGTTCTGATGAGAAGCGTGGGAGGTCATATTGACTGCAAAGTTACTACTTTTTTTTGAATGCGCAAGGAAAATGCCGAAAAAATCATTGCAAGCGATGAATTTTCCATTAAAAGTAGCATCAAATGTAGAAATTACAAATATTTTTTGTCTGCAACCCTATCTTTATCGGTTCAATAGTTTCAAACAATATATGGTAAATTCCTTATCAAAGAAATAAGCGAGTACTGTTATCTTTATGAGCGGTAAATCCGCAACTAACTTTTTACTTGTAAAGGTAATTATTTTGTTGTGTAAACACTTGCATTTACACAACAAAAATAATCTAATCAGGAAATCAATTACCAGCCATCTCGCTTCCGTACCATTTCATCTATCTCTTCCCGAAGGAAAAGCAATCGACCGTTAGCCTTGAGAAAGGGGATTTTCCCTGCCCAAACCCAGTTATAGATGGTCTTCTGCTCCACTTTGAGTATCTTGGAAACGTCGATGATGTCCAAGTATTCGGGTTTCAATGGAGGGTGAATGGTCGTATCGACAGATTGCTCTTGCAAAAACAGCAGATGGTCAAGTTTACTCTCAACAGTCATCAGCTTGTCAAACAAGCGTTTCTGCCATGTATCTTCGGTTCTTTGGTCTATGTATGACATAATTCTCCTTTTTGATAGTTACCACTTGTGTCTTGCGACAAGATACGCTGCTCTTTCATATAGGCAATGTACTTCTTTGCCGTTCGATCCTTGATTTCCATTTCACGCATCAACACATCGCACAACTCTTGATATGATAGCTTTAGTTTGGCACGGAATGCAGACTTTACAACAGCCAACAGTTCATCGGTCTTGCGTTTTTCCTTATCCTCTTTCGACTTTTCTCCACGATAAACGTGCATATCGGCTTCCTTGTCCCATCCAAAAAGCATTATCGGCACATCTAGCGGGCTTCCATCACGCACTTTCAATGCCTTGACGACCGAGTATTCGGGATTGTCATCTTTCTCGATGGAGAGAATGCCCGCAGCCTTGCGTTGCAGTTCAGACCCTATATGTCCTCTGAGTTTGATGCCGTTGGGTACAAAATGGAGTACGCAAATGATACAAGTATTGTAAATTCCTGCCAATCGATAGAGTTCGTCCACGATGGCTATACTCTCTGTTTCGTCGTTGGCGGAGCGTATCAGGTCTGCTATACCGTCAATGACCACAAGATGAATTCCACTGTGTTTGTGATGAAACAAGTCCATACTCTCACGAATGATTTTCAGTCTGTCCTTGCGTGATAGCGATGCTAGATAGAGGGAATGATAAAACTCTGGCACGGACTTGATACCAGCCCTGCGAAGTGTCTTCTCCAAGTTCTTATAGAGTTGTGCCTCCGATTGCTCTGTATCGTAGTGAAGTACAGCCAATCCTTTGGGGTTGGCAGTTACTTCCAATCCCAAGGTTTGCTCTGCCTTTAATCGTTCTCTCCCAAGAGTGCCAGCAAGGATGGCGGCAATGTAGTTGCTTTTGCCTGTTCCTTCTCCACCTGTGATACAAAACAGATTGTCCTGCGTTCCAAGCGGAACACCATTTACTGCCACCACCGACTTTGAAGCGTCTGGCGGATTATCGTAGTCTATCTCACAAGATTGCAATATCATCATCGTCTGTGCATACATATTGGTGAACATATCATTAAGAAGCACTTTCAAGTCCTTTGCTTCATTGCCCAAGGCAAAGAAGTCCGATATATCCTTCTCCGACTTACCCCCTTGCAATGGTAAGGTTAGACTCAATACCTTGTATTGAGCAAATGCATCTGTCTGCCGTTTAGCTTCCCTTACACCTGTCTCGTCCGTATCGTACAATATAATAATGTGTTGAAAGCGAAGCTGCAATCCTTCGATGATATTCTCAGGAATCTGTGCCGTCTCACTGTTGAAACAGATGGCGTTGAAACCATGAGCCGAAAGTGAAAGCACGTCTTTCTCCCCACCTGTGATGAAAACAACATCCCCTTTGCTGGGCAGCTGCTGGAAGCCAAAGACATAGTCGTTCACTTTCTCACCCCCATAAAGAAAGCGCAGCTTACTCTTAGGGCGATAGACTTTTACAAACTTCCCCATGCTATATCCAAACATAGGCTCATCATGTGTAGAACCAAGAGTAAACGGCTTTCCCTGATTGGAGACAGACTCATAGCGAGCAAGCGACTTTACATGAAAACGTTGCAGAGTCTTAGCATCAATGCCGTATTGCTCCCAATAGTCTAGTTCTTTGACATTGAAAGATTGCTCAATTAGCTTGTACCATTTTTTACCTTCCATCTTCTTGAGCTGGTTAGGTGGTTGTACTAAGGGTGGTTTGCAAGGCTTCATCATCATTGTGTGGGGATTACTATGTTCTTTCCTTTCAATGCAAATATTCAGCTGCAAGTCCCGATTTATGGTTTCAAGCACCTTAACAAAGTCTTTCCTCACGTCCAGTCCGAGCATTGTGGCTGCAAACCAAAAGCAGTCGCCGGAGTAGGCATCGTTGCCAAAGTCCTTCATTCGGTAGCAGCCGGACTTGTTGTCGAGATAGATATTGCACGATGCACGCCTGTCGTCATACATAGGATTTCGGAAATTGCGCTTTGGCACAAAGTCGATAGGCATATAGAAGCAGAACACATCCAGTCCTTTGTTGGTTCGGCTCAGTATTTCTTCTTTGATGTTCATAGCTCCTCAAATAAAGTTTGACCATCACCCATATATCCTTTAAGGACACCATCCTTGTAGGCGTTGAGCCGTTGTAGGGCTTCCACTCGTCTGAAACCCTTGAAGGAGGCACGTCCGCTCTTGATGGCGACGTAAAGTCCCTTGAACGGATAGGCAACGTGGTTGCATGATATATACCTGAACGGGATTGCGTTGGTGTCCCTCCATCGGGCAAGGGATGCCCGCGAAATGCCCAAGAGTCTGATGACGTCGGAGGAACTGAGTTCCATCTTATCCTCCAAAACGGAATAATCGCGTCTCATTTCCACGATAAAGCCGGCTATCCGCTCCATGTCGTTCCTTAGTGAGCGTAACTCTGCAATTACCGTCTTTTGTAAATTGTCTTCTTCTGTCATATGCCACTTCTCTTTTCAGTTTAGGATTGAATAGTTGCTCTCCGTGGATTATCATCCGTCTGGAAATTCAGAGTCCTTCCCCAATTGGTGCAATAACTGCATAAGATGCTGCTTAAATCTTCTACTGTCCAGCTTGCACAGCCGATTGAGAATGACGATGAGATCTTCCTGCTCCATTGTGGAGAAGCGAAGGCTTTTATGGGGCGTGGTTGCTATCATGGACTCAATCATACCCTTGGGGAGATGTATCAAGAGCACGTCCATATCGAAGGCTGCCGCACATCTTGCATAAGTGTTGATACGAAGGTCGGTCTGCATCTTGCAGTGTTTCATAAAGTTGGAATATTCCATATTGGCATAGCCTGCCCTTAGCTTGCAGTTTTTGCTGGCGGAGAGCATGATTTCAAGTGTCGGAAGTACAACGTAGAATTTTGCATTACTTCCGGAGTTTTGTTTCTTTGTATTCATATGTATCCGTCTTTTTGTTAGAAATAATGCTGCAAAGTTCTTAACAAATAGGGCTTTAGAAAGAATATTAAATTGCCAATATTGGCATTATATTGCCATTTTGCATTTTTAACATTATGCGTTATTTGTTGCCGTGTTGCCCAATACGTAGGCGAAAATATTGAGCCTGCCATATCAATCACACCTTTGGGACTGTCAGTGCATGGTGCAAGGTCTATCTATATATATAGACTTGCACCATGCACTGAAAATTGTAGCCAAAAGATTTCTAAAACATTTTCCCACAATAATTTGGAGGATGTTCTACTTTTTTGTACTTTTGAACCCAAGAAATGCAAGTGCGCATTTCGGGTAGCAGTATCTGCGTGTACTCTCAAAATACTCTGTTGTGGCTACAATATGGCTACAATTAAAAAGGATAAAAAAATAAAAGACTATGATACAAGGAGTTGCAGCGAAATGGTCATTTTCCTCTCTCTCCGCGAACAAGGGTGTAAATCAGCAAGTTATGCGATTTACACCCTTTATTGCACCCAAAAAGTTTCTCGGTATTTCTTGTATGGTTTATTGCGGCACGATGTCAGGGATTCTATTCTTACGTATCATTCAGAGCTACTAGAATAAGACTGTCATCAACTACTATACTATTGCTCTTGGTCGTAACAAAACCTCACACCAACGAGTAGGATTTTCGTGGCCATCCACGAGTTTGAACGCCACGGCTGGCAGGTAGAAGTGGGTCATCTAGGCAACCCAATGCGTTTCAACGAGCAGCACCAGCTCATCGGTCAAGGGCTTCGCTGGCAAACAACGCCTTATGTCCCTTTCCAACCATAGCAACAATCCCGGCCTTATTCTTGCCATCCAGTCGGCAGGAGTGTCAAGAGGACGCAACGGATTCCGCAAGGACAAGTCAGGCGAGAAGCTCGCCGAATCAGAAGAAGACCTCTTAGAGCACCGCACCGACGGCTCCGACGCATTCGACACCCTTCTACATCAGCTGCGAGAAATTCCCCGTTCACGACATCGTGAAAGTACCTGTTAGTGGTGTGATGTAGTCTAAAATCCCTCATAAACGGCAAGAAACTAATCCTTCTTGCCGTTTTTCTTATTATTTTGCCCTCTATTTTATTCAAAAATGCACGTTTATGACAAATGGTTATCATAAAATGACCAAAGTATAAAATAAAAGTGATAACTTTGACGCATAGATAAAATCATAAATGACATGGCAAAGACTACGTGCAGAAACCGATTGCGTGTTTTTATGGCTGACAAATGTTTAACCAATAGCGACTTGGCGACAAAGATGAATCTATCTGAGGTTACCATATCACGTTGGCGTTCAAACAGAATACAACCATCTGTGTTGCAGTTGGTAGAGTTGGCCGAAATATTAAAGGTCGATATTAAAGACCTTTTGGAGATAAACCATAATGAAGAAAATAGATTAGCTTTATGAGTGAAGAAAGACAGATGCTGCTTCAAGAGCAAATAAATAAAATTGAGGATGTAATCGCCACACTTAACCAACAATTTCAAGGAGAAGATTTGGATGACGAGACGAATTTCTTGACTATTGTTCGTGACAACCTCAAAGAAATTAAATAATAAAGAGAAACTGAATGAACAAGAAACATACATTCATTGACCTCTTTTCAGGATGTGGCGGTTTGTCGCTTGGATTTGAAATGGCAGGTCTTGAAAGTCTTATTGCCATAGACCATTGGCAAGATGCACTGAAGACCTACGCATATAATCGTCCTGGTGCGAAAACCTTGTGTGCAGACCTTTTGGCATTGACACCACAAGAAGTTGAAGAGGCGATACAAACGAATAATATAGATGTCATTATCGGTGGGCCTCCTTGTCAGGGCTTTTCTGTTGCAGGAAAAAGAATAATAGAGGACGAGCGAAACCAACTCTATAAAAGGTTTGTTGCAATGGTTGCTCATTTCCAGCCCAAGGCTTTTGTCATGGAAAATGTGCCTAACATATTGTCAATGGGAGAGGGTGTTATCAAAAAGGCAATCCTTGATGATTTTGAGGCATTGGGATACAATGTTCAATGCAAGGTGCTTACTGCCTCGAATTATGGCGTACCTCAAAATAGAAGAAGAGCTGTTTTCGTTGGCTTGAAAAATGGCGAGTTCGACTTTAATCTGCCTGAGTTAGAACATAAGGTTACAACAGGTGAAGCATTGTCAGACTTGCCTGAATGCTCTATGACAGATGGCGATAAGTATGCGGTAGAGCCTCAGAGCGATTATCAAAAATTTATCCGTGCAAACAGCAGTGGTGTTTTTAATCATGAGACTACCGAACACAACCAAAAGACAATAGACATTATCAACCTTGTTCCTGACGGCGGCAACTACAAAGACCTGCCCGAATCTTTACAGGGTATAAGAAAAGTTCATATCGCATGGACACGCTTAAACAGTAAAGCACCAAGTATAACCATTGATACAGGACACAGACATCACTTTCACTACAAATGGAATAGAGTTCCAACAGTTAGAGAGAGTGCAAGAATACAATCATTTCCAGACACGTTTGTGTTCACATGTAGTAAAACGAGCCAATACAAACAGGTCGGCAATGCCGTCCCCCCATTGATGGCGAACGCCATTGCTAAACATTTGAAAGAAACATTATGGCCAAGCAAGAAATAAAATACTATAATCTGCCAGACAAATACTGGCATAGAATCCATTTTGTACGACCACGCTTCAAAAGCAATATTGAGAATGTTCTTCTTTATATGGCTGGAGAATGTTGCCGCATCCCAGACTGTAGTTGTGAGGATTATAATAAGAAGTACCTGAATGCCATAAGGATGTTCCCTGGTAACATTGATATGGCAGAAAAGACTTTACATAATTGGCGAACAGAAATCCCAGCACTCTTTGGCTTCTATGTAGAAGACAAGGAGGCTGACATTACTCGTACATCCAAAATGGCAACGTTCTTGTACGAGAACCAAGACCTCACTCAGTTTTTCAGACTTTTCCTTATGTCATTTCAATTCCCTGGTGGGCACATGAAGCCACAGGACTTGAAGGACATTATCTATTTGAATATACGATTCAAACCAGCCAAGACCATCATTCAGGTATTATTGGCAGGTAATGAGCTGTTGAGTTCCGAAAACAGCGTAAAGGAGATGTCTTTGTCTGCCGAGGAAGCCACCTACTGCATATTTAACGATGTTCGAGTAACCAGTGGGCAGATTTCTCCTAAGCAAGTTGCCAAGACCATCCTTGACAACCGTAAGAATCAAATCAAATACTATAACCCAGCCGACCCACATACGAAGTCACTCACTGGTGCTTCACGCACAAAGGGTGATATGACAAGGTATGCTGGAGACATTCTTGATTACATGGAGCTTGCCGATTTGCTTACCAAAAATGGCAGCTACTTTTACCTGAAAGGCAATGAGCTCCAAGCTATTCAGGCCTTTGCCAAGGATAAAACTTGGTTTAAGGGATATGAATCTTTCTATGGTCAGAATGACCTCGACACCGCAAGTCTTTCAACTGTAGAGCCAAATTGGTTTGCATACGTCAACGACTCCATGAAGCCAGATATGTTCAAGACCGACATCAGAAGTCTGCTGCAACAAGATGATGAAATAGATATTGTATTCGGTGAGAGAATACAGGATGTTGTCTCTGGCGATAGAACGACAAAGGACATAGGAAACCTTGGCGAAGCAATTATTTGTGGTCATGAAAAGATGCGTTTGAAAATCAATGGCTACGGCGAGCAATTCATTAAACTCGTCCAAATTGTTGACAGCCCATCATACCATCCGGGCTTTGACATAGATAGCTTTGAGGGTGACGGAACAGAGGACCACCGCTATATTGAAGTAAAGACAACTGTGAGCAAACAGAAAATCCAGATGTACGGCTTCCACATGTCGCCAAACGAGTGGCGAGTTGCCAATACAATCAAAGAGCATTACTGTGTCTATCGCTTGATGCTTAGTGCGCATAGCAAGGTACTGATTGTTCTCAGGAACCCAGTTGCTTTATACAAGACAGATAAGATTGAAGCGATGCCACGTGATGGTATGGAAGTTTCTTTCGACTCAAACATGTTTGAACCAACAGAAATTTTAGCATGGAAAAGATAAAAGTAGTCTCGCTGTTTTGTGGATGTGGTGGCATGGACTTAGGCGTGTTGGGCGGTTTCTCTTATCTTGGAAAAGAGTATAAGAAGAATCCGTTTGAAATTGTCTACTCTGTTGACAACGACAATTACTGTACTCAAATATATAATGCCAACTTTGAGCATAAGTGCATCGTTAAAGATGTACGCGATATTGGCATCAACGAGATACCAGACTTCGATATGCTTATTGGCGGTTTTCCTTGTCAGTCATTTTCTATTTCTGCACAAAATCCGCCACGCTTGGGATATAAGGACGAAAGGGGAATGCTCTTCTTTGAGATGGTAAAAATCTTAAAGGAGCGTCAACCTCGTTTCTTTATTGCAGAGAATGTCAAGGGATTACTCTCTGCTAATAAAGGGCAAGCCTTCCCTATGATTATGAGCGAGTTTAAGGCAGCTGGCTATACCGTTGTACATAAACTGCTCAATGCTTCGGAATATGGCGTTCCTCAAAAACGAGAGCGTGTCATCATCATTGGTTTTCGGGATTTTGAAGACTACCATAAATTTTCCTATCCAGCAAAAGTCAAACAGGCAGACAGAAAGGTTTTGCGTGATGTCATTTCGCAAGAATCCGACACCGACGAATCATTATTCTTCAGTGAAAAGGCTGTTGCTGGCATGATGGCTGTTCGTCAAAAGATGAACAAAGGACGAGCCATGCAACTTGATGAGCCGTGTAATACGATAAGTGCACACCTTGCAAAAGTAAGCCTAAACAGCACAGACCCCGTCTATATGGTTGGTGAGCGTTACAGAAGATTCTCTTCTCGTGAGGCGGCACGTATACAGTCGTTCCCCGACACTTTCCTGTTTGATTCTGTGTCACAGATAAGACAATACAAGGCAATCGGTAATGCAGTGCCACCAGTTATGATGTGGCACATAGCCCATACTCTTGTTAAATGTGTTTCAAAGCAAGCCCCCTTACCTTTAGTTCACAAATACCAAAGTTTAGAAGAGGAAGAAACAAATGGAGTATGGATTCAATTGTCCCTCTTTGAGCCGAAAGCTCTATACTTCTCAAAGCATAATCGAGGCACTTTGATTGCATATTGTAGCAAGACCGAAAACAAAAATATCTTCAGGCACATGCAGTTCAAATATGGAATTAGCGATTCTGACATAGAAGAGCATCCTGAATTGCTCAGTATTAGTCGCTTGGTTTTGCACGACAAGGAGCGAGTTATCGGCTACTATATTGTAGAGTCTGTTGGACTTGACAAAGCAAAAGGCACAAAGAGCAAGAAACCGTCTTTGGTGTATATGTTAGAAGGGACAAATGAGCCTATTCCACATATTAGTAGTACAGACATAAACCTTGTGATATAAAACAGATAGTACACCCTCTGTAACAATATGATAATAGTTACACTCATACCACTGCTAATTTTCTTCGCAATCCTTTACCTTCGTTTCAACAAAGGTAAGATTGCAGAGAAAATGGTGCATCATAAGCTAATGCAACTACCTGAAGAGTATCATGTCATAGACAATGTTCTCTTCATGAGCAATGGTAGGTCAACACAAATTGATCATATTGTGGTATCACCCTATGCCGTGTTTGTAATTGAGACCAAAGGCTATAAAGGTTGGATTTTCGGTGGGGAGAGCACCGAATATTGGACGCAAAGCATATACGGACACAAGTCAACCTTTTACAGCCCACTTCTGCAAAATGATGGCCATGTGCGTTTCTTGAAGTTCATGCTGAAAGATTTAGGGAACATTCCATTTATTCCGATTGTGTGCTTCAACAACAAGGCAGAACTGAAGGTAAATGTTAACACCCATATTGTGGTGAATCGTTGCTGCTTAAAAGATGCAATTTTGCAATATAAAATTCCTGCAATTAGCCAAGAGATTAAAGAGAAAATTATTAGTATCATTGAGAGCAATAGCAAGACTTTGGAAAAAGGTGCTACATGCGAACACAAGTACAATGCACTTCGCAAGCAATACGATAGCCAAAATAAAATCCAACACGGTGTATGCCCAAGGTGCGGAGGACGACTTGTAGAAAGGCAAGGTAGATACGGATGTTTCTTTGGGTGTTCTAACTATCCAAAGTGCAAGTTTACATCTAACCGTTAATAAAAATATTATGGTTGATACAACAGATTTTATTCGATCAAGAATATCTGATCATTATGGAATTCCCTTGTTACAAAGCAAGGTAGACTTCGCTATCCCATATATGGACGAAGATATACCTCTATATGTTGACCCATTTCTCTTGTGGAAGTCACCATCACAAATGGATAACGGACAACATTTATCGGTGATTACCGCATTCAATGAATTGGGGCGAATGTATTTGGACGATAAGCAAGATAAAGCTATTGAGACCTTAATTTATCTCAGTGAATGCGCTGAGGTTGGATTAGGCACATCGAACAAGCGTATGGGGCGGCCTATCTCAACGGCAAAAGCAAAAGAAGTTCTTGACTTGTTTCAGGCAATTACCCAAGTGTCGCAGTTGGGATTTAAGCATATTGAGCAGATACAGTTACTGGTACAGGACTTTTCTAAAGATAGGATTAGTGATATTGCGTGTTCTCTGATGAAATCCTTCCTCATTGACTACACAATACAAGAGTGTAAAAAGTATGGCATACCTCTCAGTTTGTCTAAAATATCGTATTATGACACGAAAAAGAAGAGCATAGTTGAAGAAACAACAAATTTGCCAATCAACGAAAAAACGGAACAAAGCATTCTGTTTGTACCCAAGCGTTGGCTGAGGTTTTCACCGTGGCTAAACTATGACAGCTACTATAAGGACTATATTATTGCTGATATAAATAAGGAATATGACGGCATTAAAAATCGCATCCAAATACTGGAGTATAATAGGCATCATTTCGACCAAGTAGAAAAATACATTTCCATTAAGGAACTTGCAAAAGATGATTGCAAGAACGACCCTCTGTTCTCAAAAATAAGCAAAGAATCTGCAAGAAGGAAAGTCTGTTCTATTACAAAAATAGATACAGGCAAGAAAAACAATGCAGATAAAAAATATGAGGAATTGATGGGGCAGGTCTTGACTTCTTTACTATATCCTCATTTGGATTTTGCACAAGAACAGAGTAGAATTGAGTCAGGAACCCAAATCCGTGATTTAATCTTCTACAACAACATCGACACTGACTTCCTCAAAGAACTGTACGATGTGTATGATTGCCGACAAATTGTTGTGGAATTGAAAAATGTTCACTCGATAGAACGAGAACATATCAATCAGCTCAATCGTTACATGTCTGGAAATTTTGGACGTTTTGGCATTCTTTTTACAAGGAACAAACCTTCAAAACAAATGCTTCAAAACACAATAGACCTTTGGTCAGGACAACGGCGCTGTATTTTGATAATGACAGACGATGATTTGAAGTTAATGCAGAATATCAATTCCAATGAGCAAAGGAAGCCAATTGAAGTTATTAAAAAGAAATATGTTGAATTTACAAGATTGTGTCCGAATTAAAATAGTATTAGAATGACAAAAGAAGAAATTTTGAAGTTCGATAAGACTGCAACTCAGTTGCAAGCCTTACATGACGAAGTTGCCGTACTGGTCAAAAAAGACCCCAGGGCAGAAGTTAATGAGTTCAAACTTAAACTTATCAACAAGGTACTTGTAACAGCAAATGACATCCTTGGAGATATGAAACCTTTTGACGGTTTTGAAGTGTTTGATATAGATGCTTTGCCTAACAATGGAGATGTTGCAATGATTATCAGCCAATATATCAATTGCATGGAAGAACTGAGAAAAGATAATGTTCATATGTTTTCAGGACGTTGGTATTGGAATGTCGATGGTAATAAAGAAAAGAATGACATCATGACATACATGCCTCTTAAATATCAAAAATGATGAATAAGGTATCTAAAGAAAAAGTTGAACTATATGAGGTCGTTCGTCCTCTCCTACATTCAGCATATTCCGAAGTAAAAGTTATGTCTGGTAAAAAGCAATCGGAACAGCTCAACCTCAACAAAGTCAAGATTATCAATAAATTGTTAGACAAAGTTTTGATTCTGCTGAAGGACGAACTTACAATCGAATTCCTTCAAAAACTGGATGAAGATGATTTGCCGACAAACAGCGATGCAGTTTTAATACTATCCCAATCTTTGTCCGCTATGGATCAGTTCCATTCAAAGTATTTCCATTCTGATGAATGGGAAGCATTCCGCACAGGAAAATGGCAGACAGAAGATGATGAGGAGGAGTAAATCTTCACTATATGCACAAATAAATGTTTTTTCTTGTGCATAGTTCACTATACAAGCAGACTTTGGATCCGCCCAGTGCGGCACCAAGGTCTGCTTTCTTTTTATCGGTAGTCGCTTTGCTTTGGCGGACACTCTCGCCAGTGGTAGGCTACCGCCCATTTTCTATATGCCAGAGGGAGGAGGGAGTGCGCCACCGTTGGGGCTTGAAGTGGTAGGTGTAATCGACCTCGCACGGTGGTTGGCGGTTGCTGGTATTCGTGCTTGCTGTGGGGCTGCGACCGTGTAGCTTGTGCCGTGGTGATGACACGGAACCAAAGTTTGTTCTTACGAGGGAGAGTGTTTGCTGGAAGTAAATGAGAGACTGAATTTAGCGAACAGAGGCTTATTTTCCCTTCACAAAGTTAGGTTGCTACCCTTGGTGAAAAATTAGACACGATTTCCTCTCAATATTTTTATAGATCTACACCTGTTCAGAATCTAATGTACGTGTAAGAGAAAATCACCAGAACAATCATAATGATTACTTATAAACGGTATTTTTCCCGATATTGTTCACTTTATGAGTATGGTTTAAGTGTTTTTGATAGTCTCTGATTTCCCTATTTTCTCTTATATTTCCCACCATATCCCTTTCACTTGGTAGAACATTAAAAGCCCTCTACTTTTGTATCGTCAGAGCTGACTGAAAGCCCTATGCGCAAGGGCAAGTTATTCATTTCAAAACGATGGAATTATGACAATAAAGGAATTATTGGGCAAGCCTGTGTGGCAGATGACTGGAGAAGAATTACTCTTCCTTGCACAACACGGCAATGTGTCCACGAGTGGAGAGGCTACAAAGGCTTCCTCCAAAGAAGAGAAGCGATATGTATATGGCTTGGCTGGCATTGCACGCCTCTTTGGGTGTAGTTTGCCTACAGCTAACCGTATAAAGCAGAGTGGTAAAATCAATCATGCCATTACACAAGTCGGTCGTAAGATTATTGTTGATGCTGACCTTGCACTGGAATTGGCAGGACGAAAGACAGGAGGAAGATGATGAACACGACTGATTATGAAAACATTTGGAAAGCGTCGCTCATTCACGTTACGGACGAGTTCTCGCTTCCTCCTGTTGTACTGCAAGCAGGTGAAGCCATTATTGGCACACTGGGGAACTTCAGTGTATCGACAGGTAAGGCAAAAGCCAAGAAGACTTTCAATGTGAGTGCCATCGTTGCAGCAGCCCTTGTCAATGGGCAGGTGCTGGAATATCAGGCATCATTCCCAGAAAGTAAACGCACTATTCTTTACTTTGACACGGAACAAAGTCCTTATCATTGCCAACTTGTGATGCAACGTATTTTGAGATTGGCAAAACTGCCAATAGACAAGGAACCGCAGAATTTGAAGTTCAGTCATCTTAGAGCCATTGCTGACCCTAATGAACGCAGAAAAATTATTCGTTATGCCATTTACAATACACCCAATGTGGGTTTGGTGGTCATTGACGGCATTCGAGATTTGATGCTCGACATCAACAACTCAACGGAGGCTACCAAGTTGGTGGGCGACCTGATGCAATGGACGAGTGAACAGAATATTCACATTCAGACCGTGCTTCACCTCAACAAAGGAGACGACAACGCACGAGGACATATCGGCACGGAACTCAACAACAAGGCAGAGACCGTCCTACAAATCACGAAGGATAGTACGCTACCCGAGCGAAGCATCGTTGCTCCAGCCATCATTCGCTCCAAGCCTTTCAACAAATTTGCTTTTCGGCTCAAGGAAATGGAAGATGAGGTGTGCATTCCTGAAATAGACCTCTCGTATTCGGATAATGAACGGAAGCCACATCGCTTCTCCTATCAAGAGTTAAGCACTAACGAACATCGCAAAGCATTGGCACAAGCCTTTGCTTCAAGCAAAGTCCTGCCCTATGGCGGACTTATCGTGGCACTCAAGAAGGTTTATGCAGAGGTTGTGGGACAATCCTATGGGCAAACCAAACTCAAAGAACTCTTGCAGTTTTTGCTCAACAAAGACATACTGATAAAGGAAGAACGAGGGAAATATCGGCTCAACCGAGATAATCAACCCTAAAACCTTTGGTCGGTCGGACACAGGCTATATATACCTGAACCAATCCGACCAAATAGAAATAAGTTTGGTCAGTCACAAATGGATGCCTATAGTGTACGACCGTCCGACCGAACAAGAATCAACCAGCCTCCAAAAGAAAAAGGCTGGGGCTATATCCTTTCAACTTAAAACAAGATCACAATGGAAATACAACATATCAAGCAAATCGCAATTACAGATTATTTGCAACAACAGGGTTATGCGCCAGCACGAGTACAAGGCATTCACTATTGGTACTACTCTCCGCTGCGCAATGAGCGCACACCATCCTTCAAAGTCAATACAGAGCGCAACCAGTGGTACGACTTCGGCTCGGGCGAACATGGAGACATCATCGACCTTGTATGCGCTTTACATCGTTGCACTATCAGCGAAGCCATCAGGCTTTTGAGTGGTGCTAAACAAGTAGCGCATCAAGAATTTTCTTTTGGCGGTAAGAGAAAATTCTCTGGGCGCAAGTTGGAAATCCTCTCAGCACAACCGCTTTCCAATCCTAATTTGCTTCGCTATCTCACAGCGCGTGCCATTCCCCTTACCGTAGCCAATTCCTACTGCTCGGAAGTTCTATTCCAAAACATGAAACGGACATACTATGCCATTGGATTTGCAAACGATGCTTTGGGATGGGAAATCCGCAATATGTATTTCAAAGGATGTATCGCCCCGAAGGCTATTACAACGATTAAAAGAGGAACCGGCCGCCTACAAATCTTTGAGGGATTTATGGATTTTCTCTCGTGGCAAGTGCTAAATCCTTCTTCAACCTCCGATGCCATCGTTCTCAACTCTCTGGCTCTTTTGCCACGCATTAAAGAACAGATTGCGGGCTATCGAGAAGTGGAAAGTTTTCTGGATAATGACGATGCAGGGCGTAAATCTTTTGCCGTTTTGAAGCAAATCTTTCCACAAATCGTTGATGGCGCTACACGCTACCCAGAGCACAAAGACCTCAACGAATGGCTCGTTGCCCAATCCAAAGTGAAAGAAAAACTACCGACCACGAAGCGTGGTATCAGGAGATAGTGTTTAGCAGGGAAGCAGGGAAGCAAGTTTGTGTTTTGAGTATCTCAAAACCTACTTGCTCCCACCATTGGGAGGTAAAAATCCCGTTGGTCTCATCAAAAAATAAGAATATGGAACAGAAGAATAAAGGTGGGCGACCCACCAAGACTTTATCAGAGAAACGAAGATACCAAGTACTTCTACGACTCAACACAATGGAGTACTACACCCTGTTGGGCAAAGCACGAGAAGCCTCTATTACTCGTACCGAGTTTTTGCGACAGCTCATCACAAAAGCAGAAGTCAAGGCACGCATCAAACCCGAAGAGATGCAACTCATCCGCACAGTCTCGGGTATGGCAAACAATCTCAATCAGATAGCCCATCGACTCAATGCCTTTGGCATTTATGCACTCAATGAAGACTTGAATGCACTCAAAGTCCTCATCCATGAACTCATCAAACGCTTGAAACCATGATAGCCAAGATTATCAAAGGTGCAGACTTCGGAGGAGTTATCAATTATATGCTTAGCAAAGAGAAAGGAAAAGCTAAGGTTTTAGCGAGTAATAACATTGGTTTTATCGACCAAAACCTATGCGCCGACGAGTTCACTCTGCAAGCCTCTATGCGCCCGAACGTGCAGAAGCCTGTTTGCCACACGATACTCTCATTCTCAGCCAACGATGCCGATCAACTAACAGACGATGTGATGATAAAGATTGCCAATGAGTATTTAGAGAAGATGGGCTATGGCAATACGCAGAGCCTTATCGTAAGGCACAGCGACCGCCAGCATCCGCACTTGCACATTTGCATCAATCGCATTGGCAATGATGGCAAGGCTATCAGCGACTGCAACGAGAAATATCGCTCCACGAAGATTTGCCGAGAACTGACAGAGCGTTACGGTTTGACACTTGGCGAAGGTAAAAAGGCAGTAAATCGCCACCGACTGCGAGGTGAAGACAAGTTGCGCTATGAGATATTCGATGGAATCAAAGCAGTTTTGCCCAAATCGAACAATTGGAAAGACTTTGTCACAGACTTAAACAAACAAGGCATTGCCACTCGTTTCAAGACGAAAGGCAATACGGATGTTGTGCAAGGTATCATCTTCGAGAAAGACGGTTGCAGTTTCAGTGGCTCAAAGATAGACCGCTCCTGTTCTTTCTCACGCCTCAATGCAGAGATAGAGCGAAACATTCAGCAGGCGCAACAGCATCTACCGAAAGGGCCAATGGCACATTCGATAGATGAGAGCGGATTTGCAAGCGACTTATCCGATGCACTTGACGAAATCTTTACGATGCCGATGCCCAGCGGAGGCGTAGACGTTGATGAACTCCGATTCCAAAAGAAACTTCGCAACAGAGCCAACCGCAAACGTAGAATTTAATCACCTCAAAATTATAATCGTATGAACAACGAAATAGCACCAGTTCTCGATATTCTCGAAGAACTCAAACAAGAATGCAAAGCCATCAGTAAAGCACAGGCAGAACTGCACACAGCTCTTGCAGAACAGCCTGCCAACTCAAAATCAGAGCGCACCACAACGCAAGAGACCGTACAAAATCATCTCTCCAAAGAGACGCAAGCTAAAATCAAAGAACACCAACTTTTTGTTTTGGAGGCACTCTCGCAGTCGAGCAAGAAACTCGACCCGAAGTTTGAATCCTTGCAGCAACTCATTACTCAGCAACAAACATCCGTAGAATATAAGAACTACTCGCTATTCGCAGGCGTTCAATTAGCCGAACGCATACTACTTGGATTGGTTTGCGGACTGGTCGTGGTGAGTTGCTGGTTCTTCGCCATGGGAGCCAACCAACTGCAAACCTCCTCCGATTACGACCTCCGCTACCGCTATTTACGAATGCAAGGCAAAGCTACAAGCAAAGACTTCGTGCATCTCGACGGCCTTTTTGTCACGCATCGCAATCCCAAAGCCATTCAGCAGGTGCAGCAGAAGGTAGTCGATTATGAGCAAGCCCTGCAAAGGCAAGCAGAGCTGGTATTACAACAGGATAAAATCAAGCAAGAACAAAGAGAATTAAAGAAGCATTTGAAAAAATAGCAATTACTCCAAGAAATTGTTTTGTACAGCTTCTTGGAGTCTATATTTTGAATTTATTACCCTTGTTGAGTACTTTTTGATTCATCTATCTTATGTAAAACTTCTCCAAATAGAAATTCCATTTCTGACGCTTCTGGTATTTTCTTTTTTAGATAATTGTCATACATATATGTGCTAAATGGAGTTAATCTGTTTATTTCTAGTAGATACTCATCAAGTATATCACTGAGAATTATAGCTCCATCGTGTAATTCTTTTGCACATAAAATCATAGTGTCTAATTCCATAATAATAGGTAAAGAAATAAATACCTTTTTATAGATAGGATTATTTTTTATCATATTTGAGAATTCTTGTATCACAAGTGCATTTACTCCTATTGCAGAAAAAGATCTATCTGTCGTCAATATAATGGGGTATACTTTCGATACGTAACTTACATCTGGATCTAATTCGTTCATTAGTCCTTCTTGAAAGATACGTTTTATATTATAGAGTAATTGCCCCACTCCTTTATTTTTTTTACCATACTTACAGAGTCTATTGCAAATACCCTGCCTTATCTCATCAATGTTTGGCGAATATTTAATGGTATCTCCTAATGTTATATCTTTGTATTCAAATAGATACAAAGTTTTTCCTACACGCAAATATAAATCTGGTTCTCCAACAATTCCTTTTTCTTTTAACTCTTCACCAGTAAACATTGTGACATCATCACTATCTGAGTAAATCTGTTGCATTAATCTATATAAAAGATATGGCTCAGAAAATCTTGTAGCCAATTCAGAGTTAAAATCAGGATATGACTTATATTTTCCTTGTAGCGATTGATAAAAATCGAACTTCATACCTTGATATAATTTATCTATCAAAAGATTTGCATTGAGAAGGAGATATGTATCGTCTGTAATTTTAAACAGGAAATGATCTCTGAAGTATTTTAATGCATTGTGTCCATCCCACAAATCCTTACAATCTTGAATATTTACAATATACTGGTCGAAAAAAAGAATATCTTTCACTTTGCTTGCATCGACTTTTATATATTGACTTCTTAGGGAAGCTTCAAAAAAACCGAATAATTTCAAAATGTATTCTTGCCAATGTTTAGTTGCTTTATCTTTGTAAAATAATTCTAAATATTTGGAGTATTCATCGTCACTTTCGCAAAATTCAAAAAAACATATTGCCTTATACATTTGCACCTTAAAGTCCTTATGTAATTTGAACTCTACAATAGGTAAATCTATTAATAAAGACATAGAAACTACATCTAAATCCTTGTCCTTGATATTCAAATCTCGTGATTGTTCATCTGTCCAACGCTGATTACAATAAATTATAGCTTTAAATGTTGCTTCATACTCATCTTGACATAAAGATAGTTCTTTGTCGTCTTCTTTGTGAGGGGTGAAGTTCTGCAATGCTAATCCCATAAATAGTGTACTACCATAGAACTCTATGTAACTAATTGATTTATATTTACCTATAAAGTGTCGAATTTTATTTCTAACCTCTTTAGGGAGATATTTACATGTTTCATATAGCATGCTCCGTTGTAAATTCTGATTTCCAAACGAATATACTATCTTATTTATCTGTTGAGTAATATAATGTAATAAAGATAACGTTGGTATATCTTTTAATAATTCGTGTACTTTCACTGTTTTATAATCATCATATATTCCATCATAACCTATGACAGCCCAAACGTCTGGCACATTTAATTTAGAAAGTATTTTTTTTGTTTTCATTTTACTCTTTATTATTATGTTAATCTTGTTCTATAATCCTGCTTAGCTCTTCCTCCATTTCCTCTACTGTAGGCAAAGCAGATTTTAGTTTATCAGGGATTACTTTTGACAGTTGATAATCACTCACACCAATTGGTTGATCATAACCCGAGAGAGCATATTGCGCCACTACTTTGTCGCCACCATTGCAGAGGAGCAAGCCGATTGTCTTGTTGTCGTGTTCGCCACGGAGGGTGTCGTCTACAACATTGATGTAGAAGTTCAGTTGTCCCATGTATTCGGGCTTGAATGGTGTCGCTTTAAGTTCGATAACTACGTATGCGTGTAGTTGGATATTATAGAGGATAAGGTCGGCATAGAAATCAGAATCGCCTACTTCAAAATGCTTCTGCTGTGCTACAAACGCAAAGCCACTGCCCATCTCCAAAAGATATTTGGTGATATGAGAAACCAATTGCTTTTCAATGTCTTGTTCTGCCATTTTATCTGTTTGTCCCATCATATCAAAGATGTAAGGGTCTTTCATCAGATAGTTGGCAAGGTCGCTTTGCGGTTTGGGTAATCGTGCCGAGAAGTTACTCACTTTCTTTGCGGTAATCTGCCGAGCAAAAAGGTTTGTTTCAATCTGCATTTGCAGAACATTACTGCTCCAACCATTGGCAACTGCCTGTGTAATATACCAAAAGCGTTCACCTAAAGGCAACTTGCTGTTAAGCAGAATTACATGGCTTGCCCAGTTGGTGCGAACAATGGCAGATTGCTTGAAAATATCCTCTATCTTACTAATGTCGCTGTGATAGATAGCCGACAGCATTTCAGAAATCTCTCCTAATTGCGCAACAGGCTGTTGCGTAATTATATTTCCTTGAATATCTGTGGCTTGTATTTGCGCAAGAGGCTCTTGCGTAAATTGATTTAGTTTGCTCGTTAGTTGTAATATATTATCAACCGAAGGACTATTAAACCATTCTTCAACCTTACCCATTTCTGTTAGAACCTCCATAGAATAAGCCTTTGCGAACTGGCACATATAGATAAGGTTGCGGGTGGAATACCCTTTCTTGTCGGGATATTGTGAGCGTATAGCCTTGGATAGATTGTCGATAACTTTGCTTCCCCAGCCTTCTTTCTTTTGGAGGTAGAGAATAAAATGCCCCACCTTCCAATAATGGAAGAGCATATCAGCATTAGCCGAAGCAATCACGCGCACTTGTGTATGCTCAAGGTCAGTACCAATGGCTCGTACAACGAGAGATAACTCTTGGTTCTCAGTTTTATTTATTTCTTGTCTCATATCGTCTTGGATTTATAATTGATTGAATTTACTCATGGCATTTGCCTTGATGTCGTCCGCAATATCAATGTAGGGCTTCATCGCCTTGTAATCACTGTGTCCTGTCCACTTCATCACAACTTGAGGAGGAATACCCAATGCAAGCGCATTGCAGATAAAAGTGCGGCGACCTGCATGTGTGCCAAGCAGGGCATATTTAGGTGTAACTTCGTCAATACGCTCATTACCTTTGTAATACGTTTGGCGAATAGGCTCGTCAATTCCAGCCATTTCTGCCAATTCTTTAAGATAATCGTTCATCTTCTGATTGGTAATCACAGGCAAGACCTTGTCATCTTCAAACGCCACATCCTTGTACTTGTCAAGAATCGCTTTGCTGTGGTTGTTCAGCTCGATAATCAGGCTATCGGAAGTCTTGACCGTTGTAACCTCAATATGATCGTCTTTAATATCACTTCTGCGGAGGTTGAATACATCCGAATAGCGCAAACCAGTGAAGCATTGGAAGAGGAAAACATCACGCACACGTTCGAGAGCCTGCTTGTTGAAAGGGATTTTGAACTTTCGGAGACGGTTGAGTTCGTCCCAAGTGAGAAAGATGATTTTCTTTTGGGTACTCTTGAGTTTAGGCTTATAACTATCGTAGGCGTTGTTTTGATGCACACCTTTCTTGAAAGCCCAGCGCAAAAACCATTTCAAGAAACTCAATTGCTTGCCAATGGTTGTGTTGCGCATCTCCTTTATATCACGCAGATAACCCACATAGTCATTCAAGCCTCGCTCATCAAAGAACTCAAAGGTAAGTCTTTCACGAAAGTTGGTCAAATGATTTTTCACGGCTGCAAATTTCTCAAACGTGGAGTCCGTCCAATTGTTCTGACGTCCACAATCCTCGACAAAATCATCAAACACCTGAAAGAAATCACAAGGCAACGCTTCTTTCTTTGGCTTAGGTTCTTCGCTCACAGGTTTGCGCAAAGCATTGAAAACCTCCTTTATCTGTTCGGGCGTTGGCATTACGTCCTCTACCTCAAACCTCTTAAAGATTGACTGTATTTCCGTGTAATACTCCAAGAGCGAAGCATTGATTTCAGAAGCCGATTGTTTTAACTTGTTGCTACAACCATTCTTCACACGCTGCTTATCTACATCCCATTTGGCAGCATCAATGCGATAGCCAGTGGTGAACTCAATCCGCTTGGACGCAAAATTAACGCGCATACGAATAGGCACGTTCTCTGTGATAAGAACTCCGTCCTTCTTCCTGCTCTCCAACGTGAAGATGATGTTCCGTTTGATATTCATACCTTCGGGTGTATTGTTTTATGCACCCAAAGTTACACCCTAAAAATGATATTACCAAAGATTTTCCGTGAAATCTCATTTTATTAACATTTTGCGTAAACTGCTATATTACAATAGATTGATACGATTTGATAATTTGTGATAGTTCGAGAGAAAGAGCCTCTCTCTCCGCTTTAGGTACTCTGAACAGACTAACAGAGAAATCCTAACAAAAACGTAAGTATCATAGCTACAAGTAGTTATGATACTTTTCTTTTATATCTATTCTTCTTATCAGAGTACGTACAGAGGAGGTAAATACTCCATAAGTACTCTACAATGGCTACAATCTGGCTACACTTTTTGAGGCAAAATAAAAATTGTAGCCAAGAGTTCGTACAGAGTATGCATAGAGTACACGCAAATTGCTGTTATTCAAATAAATATGTCGAACTTTGCAGCGTGGTTACAGAAGTTTATCTCGCTAATAATTCAATCTTTTGGCTACAATTTCTATTAGAAGCTGGTTACAATTATTGAATTTTGGCTACAACATTCCTTGCCATGGCTACAATTAAACAACAGCAGCGCAAATGAAAACCATTTTCAGAGCAGTCTTCTATTTAAGAAGCAACTATGTGAACAAGGAGGGTAAAACACCCGTGATGTTGAGAATCTATCTCAACAACGAACGACTTTCCATTGGCTCAACAGGTATTGCCGTTCAGCAGTCGCAATGGGATAGTGAAAAAGAACGACTGAAGGGAAGGACTACAGAGGTTCTTTCTACTAATCTCGAGTTGGATAACATCCAAAGCGGATTGCAGACCATCTTCAAAAAGTTGGAAATGACAGATGCCATTTCTTTGGAGCGTATCAAGTCGGAGTATCTCGGCAAGAAAGAAGAGGTAGAAACGATGATGACACTCTTCGATAAGCACAACAAAGATATTGCTAAGCAAGTGGGCATATCTGTAAGTGCTGCCACTTTTCAGAAATATAATGTCTGCAAACGACACTTCACAACTTTCTTGCAGGATAAGTACAAACGTTCGGATATACGTTTATCTGAACTCACCTATATCATCATACACGATTTTGATATTTATCTTCGCACAGTAGTTGGTCAGAATCCGAATACAGCCACCAAGACAATGAAGACTTTCAAGACAATTACAATCTTAGGAAGAAAAATGGGCGTAATCCATCACGATCCTTTTCTTAATCATCGCTTTCACCTTGAGCCGGTCAATCGTGGTTTCTTGACAGATGAAGAGATTTTGAAGATAGCCAATAAGGATCTGGGCATACAACGTTTGGAATTGGTTCGTGATTTATTCGTATTCTCGTGCTTCACAGGTTTGGCGTACATTGATGTGGCCAACCTTACTCCCGAGAACATTGTTACCCTTGATGACAAACAATGGATAATGACAAAACGACAAAAGACGAGTGTTGCAACAAATGTTCTTTTATTGGATATTCCGAAGAATATCATTGAAAAGTATAGTGTCAAGACCTATCGTGATGGTAAACTCTTCCCAATGCTAACTAATCAGCGAACTAATTCATATCTGAAGGAAATTGCAGATATTTGTGGCATTAAAAAGGACCTAACCTTTCACATGGCTCGCCACACATTTGCAACAATGTCATTGAGTAAAGGTGTTTCTATGGAATCAGTTTCTAAGATGTTGGGGCATACCAACATTAAAACGACACAAATTTATGCCCGTATTACCAATAAGAAAATAGAACACGATATGGAACAGTTGGCGGGCAAGTTAGACAAGTTCAATGTTGCTATGGGCATCAACTCAAAATAATGTACAACCCTAAACCAAGAAGATTATGACAACAACAAAGAAAGACCTTTCTTACTTCCGTTTGAAGTTAGAGAACTACCTCAGTGAGCATTTCCCCGAAATGCTGGGTGATAAACCATTCATAACGGCAAGAGCCGATGAAGCCCTTACTGCCTACTGTGATGCAGTAGCACAAGGCTTTTCTCATCCAGAGGCAGAGGTAATGGCAAGCGAAGTTCTGTATCAAGGACTGCATTTCTCCAAGTACGACACCCTTGTTTCTGTCTTAGAGAATGAGTTCGAGAAAGAACTCCCTTCTCCTCTTCCAGAAAGACTAACACCAATGCTTCTGAAGAATAAGGCTGTGCAAAGCGTTTTCAATAAGTATGAACTGACGGACGATTTTGGTGCAAGTCCAGAGTATGAGAAACTCTACACCGAACTGACAGGGACAATCGTTCTGATCATCGAGGTCAATGGCCTGCCAACCGTCGATAGTGAGAACATGACTTGATGTAACACCATCGGGAGCTTTTGTAGTGTCAAGAGCCAAGATAACTATTCTTCCCCACACACCAAGAGTTTGGACAAACACTTGGCTTTTTTCGAGCATAGCTCTCAACAACTCGTGTGAGGCAGAATATCTTGTTATTGCTCTTGAACTATTAAAAGCTCCGATATGAATACAATCATCATGAATCAAGATGTCCACACACCTGCCTTCATCAAGGCAGACGCATCGAACAAAACCGATAATATCAAGCAACAGCCGAATTCTCCCAAGCAAGTCCGCCACTTCGGTTGGACACGCTTCATCGAACTCACTATCCTGCTTTCTATCGTTATCGGTGTCATTTGGCTTATCTCGAAGATGGTAACGCCGCAAGTCGTAACTGTCGTCTCTGTCATCGCAGTTTTTCTGATACTACGTTTTATAGTCAGAGTAATTCTAAAAGTAACATTTACGCTGCTGAGCATTCTCTTCTGGTTGGCCATTCTCTGTGCCATCCTGCTATGCATGCTTTGAGAAGCACAGCTCTGTAATACCTTTCATTTATCGTTCATTAGGTGGTTATCTCACATTTCGAGATAGCCACCTTTTCTATTTCCCACTATAGGCGTTGCACTTTCGCTTCCTTTCCAATGCTCCACAATATGCGATGACAAGAAGACGGATGCTGTTCCCTTTTTATCCGCAAAGGTAGTACGGGGCATGTGGCTTTCAAAAGGTCTGTGCCGCTTGGTTTGTCTGGAAAATCTCCACACCTATGGGTTGTATTTTCCGACAAAACCTTGTGTAAGCCTGCCCCGCTACCTCTATTTTGCTACAAAAAGGAATCAGCATACTCCGATCTTTGGACGCATAAAAAAAATGTCGCTATGGATAAGCAAAAAGTAAATACAACATCTTCGATGAACAGCAAAGGATATAGCTCCTCCTCTCATTACCGCATTAACCCTACGGCTGAAAAAAGTGAGCAAGTGTTGGCAATTAAGTTTGTACAATGGGACGTTCCCCCTTTGGAGAGCCTTTGTAATAGCAAAGTATATCTCCTACGTGTGAAACTCAATCGTGGTGAGTGTATGAGCCGTGAGGAAAAGAATTGGCTATGTGAGGCGGTGAACTCAAACACCTATTTCCGCACAGCCGTTCCCCTACAAGGCTATCGCTTTGACTTCTTTGACGTGCTGAAGAAATATCTTGTCAAGCAGTATGGACAATGGACAGAGTATTACGCACCCGACAGAACAAGCCTAAGAGCCTACCTATATGGACGCATCAATCAAATAGTAGAAATTCCCAAGTATTAACAACATCAAAACATATACGACAATGAAAGGAACAGAACATTTCACACGGACAATAGCCGAGTATCTCAATCAGCGTGCTATGACAGACCCCTTGTTTGCCCCTAACTTGATGAAGCCGAACAAGAATATCGAGGAGTGCATCACCTACATTCTTAATGAAGTGCAGAAAAGCGGTTGTAATGGCTTTGATGATGATGAAATCTTCTCTATGGCTGTTCACTACTACGATGAGGACGATATAGAAGTAGGTAAGGCTATTTCTTGCCAAGTTGCCGTTAATCACATTGTAGAACTCACGGAGGAAGAAAAAGCCGAAGCAAGGCAGGAAGCCATTAAGCAATATCAGCGGGAGGAACTTGCCAAGATACAGAGCCGTAACGCACGAGTTAAAAAGACCGAGAACATAGCAACCCAAGTACAACCATCACTATTCGATTTTTAAGCCTATGAAACCGAGAAACAAATTTGAGAAGGCGGTTTTGGAACAAAGCAAACATCTTTGCCCGATAACCAAGACACAAGACAAGTGGGCATTCCGTGAGTGCATAGACCACTTCGCCTACCGCTTGCCAAAAGGTCGCACTACTTGTATGGATTGTGGGCATAGTTGGGTAATGAACAAACATAGAGAAACTTGCACTTGCCCTCATTGCAGGGCAAAGTTGCAGGTCATGGAAACCTACGAACGCAAGTTGCAGCAGAAGCAGTATTTCACCCTACTTACCACATGTGGAGAGTTTCAAGTATTGCGTATGTTCCTCCTCGTGGCTGAAATGGAGAAAGGCTGCAAGGCTGAACACTATGTGCTTGAAATCGGGCAGTATTGGTGGAACGCACAAGGGCGGAAAGCATTGGTTGCCATACAACGTATATTGGGACATTACGTTGATACATTTTCCTTTTGTGCTCCTATGGCAATACGCAACGATAATGAAGCCTATCAATATGCAGCCTATTCGCAGATATATCCTAAGTTCAAGGTTACAGACACACTCCGCAGGAATGGTTTCAAGAATGATTTTCACGATATAGCCCCGACAACACTCATTTCGGCATTGCTTTCTGACAGCCGTGTAGAAACATTGATGAAAGCAGGACGGATTGAACATTTGCGCTATTTTCTCAATAGCCCTCGAGACTTTGACAGTTACTGGAAGTCCTACAAGATAGCCAACCGAAGCGGATATGAAATAACCGACATTTCTCTATGGTGCGACTATGTGGACACGCTCCGCAGATTGGACAAAGACACTCACAGCCCGAAATACCTTTGTCCTGCCAACCTCAGAGGCGAACACGACTGCAGACACGAGGAACTTCTCAGACTTCGTGAAAGGGAGGAGATAGAACAGAAGCAGCAGAAGGCAATCGAAGATGAAAAACGTTTCCGAGAACTTAAATCCAAGTTCTTTGGCATCGCTTTCACGGACGGCACAATCCAAGTCCACGTATTGGAGAGCGTGCAGGAACATTTGGAAGAAGGTGTATCAATGCACCATTGCGTATTTTCTAATGCATACTACCTTAAGGAGGACTCCCTTATCCTTTCGGCTACCATTGAAGGCAAGCGAATAGAGACTATTGAAGTATCATTACGAACTTTGGAAGTGGTGCAAAGTCGTGGGGTATGCAACAAGAACACAGAATACCATGAGCAGATAGTAAACCTTGTTAATGCTAATCGAGGACTTATAAGCCGAAGAATGAAAGCGACTGCATAAAGTATGAACCATTAAATTATCAGAGATATGAAAACAGAGATTGAAAACATCATCTACAACTATGCAGATGAGATACCGCATATTCTCATTAGGATTATTAATGCCATAACCCTATCCGACAACAAAGAGGAGTTAAGGTCGGCTATCAACAAAATAGCTGAAGAAACAGAACTTGACAAGTTCTTTGCATACGGCTATGGCGCACATCACTTTTGGCTCACACATCGCAAATTATCTAATGGAGAGCCAAAGGAATACAGATTATTAAAAGTTGAATTTTAAGATTATGAAGAAGAAAGTTTACAGAGTACGGACACAATACATCTTCGAAGGAGTGTTTGATTTGGTTGCGGAGAGTAAGGAAGAAGCACGGCAAAAAGTCCTGCAAGATTGTGGGTTGGTTATGGGTGAAAGCATTCACAGCACTTTGCCCGATGATGAAATAAACTGGGCGTTTGACATTCATCCGAATAAAAAGATAGGCAGAATAACGAAAGTGTAGAAATAGCACCTTGAATAAAACCAAAAGCCACGCAAACCGAAAATTTGCGTGGCTTCTTTTCTTTGTCTTTGAACGAGCAGGCGACCAAAGCAAAGAAGCAAAAGAAAGTCGCAGGAAATATATCTGATTTATGCTCAATCTTTTTTATTGTGCCTCGCCTGCTAAAGTTAGAATGGAAATAGATGTTGAGATACCTGCTATCAAGGATGAGGCTAGTTTACCTTCTATATTTATTTGCCCCTCAGAAGGCTCCGTTCCAAAAGAGAGTCCATCTTCTTCCAATAATTCGTTACAGAAACGAACAAATTCTTTCTGCTTTCTAACTGGAGAGGTTGATAATCGAATAGCTTGTTCATTGACCAAACGTCCACCATAATATAGATTATCTAGGAGAATGAGCAAATCTGGGGCACAATCTTGGAAGAATTTATCGACATCTGACATTCCGTCATCACTTGACAATGTTCCTAAATCGAAAAAATCTATGGCAACTTCCTTATATTCATCTTCCAACTCCTTCTCCAAAAGCAATAAAAATTCATCTATTTCATCCTTGTACTTTGTGAATACTTCAAGGTATTTGCTTAATTCTTCTGGAGTAGCTAATTCATCCATTTGATTAGAGATATCGTAATCTATTTGTCGTAGAGAATTACACAATTCATCCATACGTTCTCCAAAATGAATGAAATCAACGCGGTATTGACGTCCTTTATTATTCTTTAAATCTTTTCTAATAGGATATATAATCCGCAAAACGAAATGTTGCGAAAGAACAAAACGAAGTGTTTGGTTGCGTAAAACGAAATGTACTTTTTAAAGCTCCCCTCATACATAAAAAACGCCTCAAAAATCTTTTATTTTGAGGCGTTTTTCCATGACAAATATTTGTATATCTCGCAAAAAAGTACTACCTTTGTATAGAATAAGTTGAGAGTTTTATACTCTCAAACATTGAGTCCAAACTTTACGTCCTCATACCCATCAAGCAGTTGTTTGGTGCGGTCTATATTATTCTCATATATATGAACGTTGCCGAGGTTAAGTGTTATGCTTTTTAAGGGCAGGTCTATCTGTCGCGCCATCAGGTATAGGTGGTATATATCAGCTGGCAAGCCAAGGTTTGCATCACTGCTTCGTTGGTAGGCTGACAGTACCAGTTCTCCATCATCTATTTGAAATTGTACGAGGCTGAGGCAAGGTGCTTGATTACTCTCTGCACCAGTCTCGCCCAGGAACAGCACATAATTCTTACTGCTGCGTTTTTCTCTATTAATCTTAGCGATAAGTGGTAGTAGCTTTTCAAAGTAAGTGGGATAGCTGTTCACTAATACACTTCCGCAGTAATCCCACCACCTAATACCCACATCGTGGTATCTCTCAACATTCCGCTCACCTTGCATGAATAGTTGTAACTCATTTCTCAGTTTCTTTCTCGCTATTCCGTGGCTCTCGAAAATATCAAGCAAATCGCCAGGCGATAAGGACAGTTGTTCATTGAGTAGGTAACGAATGTTGCCTTTAGTATTCTTCTGAGGCTTGCCCTGCCCCAAAACCTTGCTTAGTATCTGATAGTATTTGTTCATCATTCAAATGGTGCTAAAATGGTATTTAAACGGCATCTGTATAAATCATAATATCCGTATAGGACGCACTGTAATTCATATGTGCATTGAACTCCCGCCGATGACAGTTCTCAAAGGGGTTGCCGATGAGCCTGTTCTTGCCTATCCATTCGCAAAGCTCTACTATTGACGACTTGTTCGAGGTAAAATAGATGAAACGATGACCAGCGAGGATAGTCAGCACATCGAGGTAATCAGACAGCTTCCAGTACATTCTATAAGTTTTACTATCCGTGCTCAGATATGGAGGATCGACAAGGAATACCACGTTTGGCACGTCTTTATACTTATCAAACACCTCTTTATAGTCGCAGGAAGTTATTGTTAAGCCATCAAGGTAATCGGTGCATAACGGATACTTGATTGATTTTACTCTGTTATACAAGGTTTCTTTCTCCATTTCAGCAAAGCAAGTTGCATACTTCATAGAAAACAAAAGTGATGCTGATAGCGTGATGTAATCGACATAGCCATACTTTTGTTCATGCTTGCGAATACAATCCAACACACGTTTCCGTACCTCGCCTAATATAGGCTTGCTTCGTGGAATATCTACTATCGCCCTCAATTCTTCTAACAGCTCATTTGTCTGAGAGATGCGCTCCAAACGTTGCCTATAGCCATCAAAGTCATTATACACGACTGTAGAGTTTGGCTTTTGACACTTGGCGATATGCGACAGCAATCCGCTGCCACCGAACAAGTCTACAAATGTTGTACCATCGGGGAACTGTTGGAGAACCTTTATGTACTCCTTGGCGAACATCCGCTTCTGCCCCTGAAAAGGAAGTGGTGCCGAAAGATATAATTTTTTCATTGTTTCACAGGTTTGTTATGTATGGCAAAGTTCGCTATATTCAGCGAAGTAAAAGAACTTTTGCTCCAAATCACACTGCAAGAGGTTTGCAGTCGCTTTGAAAACGTTTGATAAGCGTGTACACCTTGCGTTCGCTCACAGCATACTTTTCAGACAGCCGGGCTACGATATATGACACTTTCTCGCCACGTTCCAGCAGCGTAGTATAATCGGTGTATAAGTCCACATATTCCGCATCCTCGAGTCTGATACCGGACATTTTGAGTTTATTTATCAATTCCCTGTTAAATTTTAAGACTTCTATTATCTTCATAATCACAAAATTTTGTATCTTTGCATTGTCTCACTTATTAATTGCGTATAGCGCAGCCAAAACAAAAACCGCAAAGACGGTCGGTTGGCATATTGCCCCCGGTCGCGTCTTTGCGGCGTTTTGTGTTATATAGTAAGTGAGACGACTTTTAACAGGCCGGGGGCTTTTTTATTCCCCCATAAGGTTTATTCCAAAATCAAATCGCCTCTTTCAATGGCGAAATATATATCACGCACTCCTTTGTATGCAGCAGATTGCTCCTCGATGTCCGGAATAGAATTCCAATGCCCATCTGTAAATGTCGAGCCGTTGTGCCCATAATCGGCCGCGCAACTTTCATCGGCAACATCATCATGGGTACATTTGGCTACATGGTCGTGAAATAGCAACACCTTGGCATTCTTTGGGTCGCTGACATCAGCCTTGTATGTAACTACATGAACAAAGCCATTTATAATGACTATACCGTTCACGTCTGCTTCAATTCGCTTTTGCATTACTTTTAGTTTCATAATTCATTCATTTGTTTTAATATTATACTAACATTTTTCCTCTTACCCAATTGGAGTTGTAATAACTTTCTTTTCCCGTTTCAGAATTAACCGAGATCTTTATTTCAAGGGCGGCAAAGTTATTCGGGTAGACTGTTATAGATGTACCCGATCCCCAAATGTTTATATAGCTCGTCGATTGGTTGTATATAGCTACAGTTTCCCCTATCAATGATCGTGCAACCTCAAAATCGCCATCACCGTAATGACCTCCACTACCGGGCACCGTTATAAATATAGTACGGTTAAACGAGCCTTTGAACAAAGCAATGGCGGATACTTTTCCGGCAACAAATACGTAACCAATATCGGGATCTATTTTCGCATATTTTGTGATATTTTGAGGGGTTATTACAAGCATTTTCTTTCTGAAAGAACCAACTCCTGACATATACCCATTGACTGGGTCAAGAACGATGTCGGGGTTGAAATTTGCGGCACCGTAGTCCGTGCTTGGATTTCCATTTATGTCCCCGCACTGGGAGAACAGCCGCCCCTTGTCAAACACCCAACCGCCTAATAAGGCTTTTCCCTTGCTCACGACGAACGGTTTTTCACCATTATGCTTGATTTCAAAATTGGCTGCTTCGACAGATACCGTGCCATTGGTCAGGTCGATACCAGTACGCTCAATGCTGTCCACGACGTCTGGGTCTTTCCATGCTGTAGCTTTATTGCCCTCCTCCAGCTGTATTTCAGACAGAAAGGCTTCACCATTACGTGTTAGACCTATGAATATTTGCAAGTAATTATAACCGTCTTCCATATCAAAGGTATGAGTATATTGCTTCCATTGCCCCCACGTCGATGGTATATTTGGATAACTCGTCTTCGGGGCTGTCATATCCTTTGAACGGCTTCTCTTGATTTCAATATAAGGCTGGTCGCTGCCATATATGCGTGTAAACATTGACAGTGTGTAGGTGCGCCCACCCAACGCCTTTATCACAGGAAACTTACATCCGTTCCACTCATTCTGTGGAGCACCGTGGCGCACAATGGAAATGTAGGGATTGTCAAGATGTGCTACACTCGCATAACTTCCAATTGTTACGTATTGAGCTCTTTGGAGTAACAATAAATCCAAAGGACGTAAACTTGCACCCTTGAGCATGTTCACACCGCTGAAAGTCTGCTTGCTGACCGACAGACGAATATTCTCGGCATCTTGCTCAATGGTAGACATGCGCCTTTCAAGCCCTTGTTTGTCTGCCTTGTTTTGTGCTATGATGCTTTGAAATTGCTGGTCGTTGGCAAGAAACTTAGCCTCGTTCCATTTCTGAGCACTCACCATGAATTCGGCAATGGCAGTACGTGTCTGCCCCTTGTAGGTGGCAGTAATCTCCACCTTTCCACTCCACTGGTTAGGACTAATACCGTCGAAGTATAGTGTGTTGTCGCCTACTATTCTTGCGTAGCAATTATAGGGTGTAATCTCAATGCTGCTGGGCACAACTTCCATCTTGCCAAGGTACATTCGCACCTTACCTTTGTTCTGCGCCAAATTTTCGATGGCACCCTTGTCGTTCGTTTGAAAAACAAAGGTATTTGGCGTAACTACAAGGGTGAGTGCATCTTCCCCTTTATCGCCGGGGTCTCCGGGCTTCCCATCTTTTGGTGCTCGGCGAACAGTAAATGTGCGTTGTGCTATTATTTCTGCCATTATTACTACTACTACTTTTATTTATTAAAGAGGGGGTAAGGGCATAATTCTAACGCCCTTACATTTTTAATACAACTCTACACAAAATGCTTGGCTTGCGCTCAATAGGTCAGTATAGGCTATATCAAGCGAAAAGCGAGCATTCGGCGCATCTTTCGTGCATGCTTTGTAGCCACTTGTACCCCATGTCGTGTCGATGGCGTTATTGGCAGCAAAACGCCAAACGCGCATGTTGTGCGCTCCCAGTATGACGGCGTCGGTGATATAGGTAGCTCCCTGACGAATTTTGAACCAGTGCAGTAGTGTGCCACCTTCGGCAACGTTATCGCCGTTGGGTTGGAATACGTCTATTTCGTAGGGGTCCGAGCCATCGTACAGCGTGCCGATGGCGAATACCTCCTTATTTGCCGTTGCGCTGGCGGCGTCGGTATCTTTGATGACACATTTGAAAATACCTACATTTACGACAGCGGAAGCCGGCACTGTTATTTCGTTGGTGTTAATGCCGCTGATGCCGTTGGCATTGGCGGTTTCGAGTTTTACCCACACGCCGTTGCGTAGCTGATACCACATGTAAGATACGTTAGATGTGTCGATGTCGCCACCACGCATCAAATCACAATGTATCTTCAACGCTTTTCCCGCGTTGTCGAAAGTATCGCCGTCAGGCATGTAGAGGCTTGCAAGAATGTTTGCCCCGGCATTCTCCACCTTTGTTACTTCCACCGACGCAACCACTTGTGCAGCTGCCTTTGACACGGGGTCGGTGTAGGTGGCTTCACACGTGATTTTTAAGCCTGTACAATCGGTAAGGTTGGCTGCTAACTTTTTGGCAAGCCCAGTGCCAGCCGTCAGTGCCTGTGTAGCTGCCGAGCCATCTTGCTTGAGCACACGCCAATTCAAATTGCTAAGGTACGCTGTCTGGTCTCCGGACTTCCCGCTTACCAACAGCATTGGTGTCAAGGTAAGTGCCGATGCTGCATAGTCAGGCGCAAATGTTTTGCTATCACGTGAAAAAATTTGTGTAAGTGCCTTGTCCGTCTTGAGGACGAAGGTAAGGGTCTTGCCATTCACCAACTTCTTTACTGTAAATGTTTTTTGTGCTAATACGTCTGCCATTGTTCTTTATCTTTAAAATGTTATACTTGTTAATACTTTTTTACCTGATGGGGTTAGGAATTTACATACGAAAGACGTGTCGCCCATCAAGTCGTCATACGTTACATTTATTTTATAGCCATCGTTACTGTGCCTGTCTTTCCACGCAGCATCGCCTGCTTCGTATTCGCTTACACGCTCCCATACGAAGCGCGTAGAAGGCATCTTGCTTGTTATTTCCACGTCGTTTTCCCACACGTGGACTTCAAAGGTGGCTTCCCAACTTGTTTGCCCCTCTGTATAGGCTGCGCTGCCAGCAGAAGAAAAGCCCTCGACACGTAACCCTGTGCCGCCATCTTTGCCTTTGGCTGCATACTGCTTCCACTTCGACGAATGCCCCGTTGGTTCATCGGCATTATTGTCTATCAATGAAAGCCACGTGCCCCCACTGTGGTACCACGCTTCATATTTCGCTGCCATTGTGCCCGGTGTCCAGTCGCCGCGGTAAAGGATATTCGGAATACGCTCGCCATCTGCACTTATCCATTCGAAGCGTGCCGAATTGACAAATACCTTGTCGCTGGACAGGTGAAATATGGCGTTACCTTTATTCAGCGAAAAATCGTGAACGTTGCGGTACACTTCGATAGTACCGCCCATTTCTTTAGATGTGGTAATCATCGTAACATTCATGCGGTTGCGATACAGCAGCGGGTCTACACCATGGGCAATATCCCACAATGTGTTATGCCCACAAAGCACCACATTGTCGCCTGCCTTTGGTACGTCATTTTTAACGTTTTTATCGCAATAGGCTTCGTCTGCGGTGATAACGATATACGCTTCTTCGTTTGCCGTCTTTTGTCCAACCTCCGACACGCAACGCCAATAATACGTATTGCTGACGTTCTCATAAACACCTGCCCTTATGTTGAAGGTTTGGCACAGCGCTTGGTCGCCCGGCAACCAGTCGTTGGTGATAGCCTTGTCGCCGTCGTCGGTGTGTAAGTAGCACTTCCAGCCACCATTAACGGGCACAACCTTGTTTATGATGGCATTTGCACCTGAAAGCACGATATTGCCGCCGATGTGTTTGTACTCGTCTATCTGAAGGCTACGGAAGATAGCCTTGCCAATCACCTCTAAGTAGTCGATTTGCCCATGGGCGCGCCCGTTCTCATCAAGCCAAACTCCAAAGCCATTAATGGTTCTTTCAAAGCCCAATGTCTGAATGGCTTTCAATATGGCGTTGCCCGCCCCGTCGATACCTGCACCGCCATTCAATGCGATGCCCCTCAAGAAGGTTATCAGCTCCTGCGCCGTGTCGGCTGAATTCTTACTCAGGAATTCCTTGTGTGTCCGTCGTGCACTGTACAGGTTGGTATCTGTAGGCTTCGTCGTGTCGCCACTTCGGATAATGTCCGGCAATGCCCCAAGTGCCTCCCTTGCATACCTCTTGGCTTCATTGATACTATCGGTGATACGTGTCATGGCACCTGTACTTGTAGCATCACTGATTTCAATATCCATCTGACTTGGCAGTGCCACGCTACGGCTTATGCGTGTGATACGGCTGCTGCGAAAACCAGTTTCAGGAAAATACTGCTCGCTTTCCAAGCGTATTTTTCGACCAACATAGATTTGTACGTTGTTACGTTCCACCCATACATGGTGCGTAGGGCATTTATATACTGATGTATCAATGCAGTGCTTGGCATTGAATGCTTCGACAGCCTCGAGATACTCCTGCTCGGCCAAGCCGTAATACTCATCGGGCATACGAATGTTCCAAAGTATATATTTGTCGCCTGCCTTTGGGACGAGGGTTCCGCCAGGCAACTGTATATCATCGCTGTATGGCCATGTCGTGATAATCTCGAACTCCTGGCTACCGGCGTGATAGTTCACCTCAAAATCGCGGCCGTTAAGCTCGCCGCTTTGGAACACCACGTGCTTTACAAGCCCACCTATTTCATATTCGTTAGGATTGAATGGCAATTCACCATCCTTGAACCAGTATATCTTGAACGGCTTGCCGTCGTTGCCCTTTACCGTAGTTTCTCTCACTTCGCTTACCGTACCGACACGCCGTGGATAAATGGCTGAAAAGGCGGCTTCCTCGTAATGGTGGAAGATGCCATATTTATCAACGTTCATATCCACATACTTGCGGCCGCCAGGAAGCTGGAGACGAACAGAGCCATATTTTGCACGGTCGATATTGCGTGAGCTTCCCATTGGGAAAAGCCGTGTGTAAAATTTCGCACCATCGGCAGTATCACGTTCCAGTTGTGTAATGCTCTCAGGATAGCGAAGTGTCAGTTCCTCGCCATGCTCGCAACGGCAGACGTTTACCGTCTGCCCCTCCACCCACCATTCTGTCTTGGCGGCTTCTGCAACGAGACGCAATCCCTCGTCGCAGTATGTTCCGTTGTAATCAATGGTCAGGTTCTCCGTTGCCATGACAGCTCCCATCTTCCAATTCGCCGAGTTGCCCATACCGGCATTGATACTGCCAACGATAAGACGCACGTGGTCTGCAGCAGGAGCGGTAAGCGTGAATACAGCCTCGTTCTCGCCATCGGGGTTCTTCAACACCAGCAACCGCTTGATGAGGCTTTCAATTCCATAGAGCTTCACGTCGTAGCTCCATTCGCCCTCACTTTTTTGGGTGGGCAGGTAACGTTCCTGCAGCCAGTAGCGTTCGCCCTCGAATTCGCAGTAATCGTTCACGTCGAGCTGCACGAAGCCATAGTGCACGAATGAAAGGGACAGCAGGTTGTCGCCACCGAGGGTTTTGTCCTGCTGACTGTTGTTGCCTGGTTCTATTCGGCATTTCAAATTGTTGTCGCGGCCGTATATTTCTATCATTTTCGTACTATTTAAATGCTAATTGAACACTGTTAAAACGAAGCTACCGGCTCGCGGAACTTCACCTTGAACGCTCCGCATTGCTGCCCGTCCGACCATAGGTTGCTTATTGCTGTGAAGCCGTTAGGAAATTGGTCGGCGAACATGCGCATTTCCAAGTCCAGTGTCGGGAACTTAAAAGTCAGCCAGCCTTTTTCGCCCGACTTTAAGAATTTGACGAAGGCGATGTAACGCTGGACGAATTCGGCAGTCGAGGTGGCACTTATGGCAAAGTGCAGCGTTACGTCGCGCCCCTCGCTCCTTGGCCGAAGGTCGGCACTGTACTCCTCACCGTTCTGCTCCCGAATGTTTACCGCTACATTGCCTTTTGCCTTGGCAGGTGCAAGCAGCGCATTCAAGTTCTCATGCCCTCCCTTCTGCTCTTCTCGCAGGAAGGCACTATATACTGTCCAGATGTCAGTACCATTGACGATAACCTGACCTGATAATATGTGTCTTGCCATAATGTTATCTATCTCATTTTAAATCCGTCACGCTTAATCGATTTTATATCTTCAGAAATATCCTTAAGATGTTTACAGTAGCTTGTATTCTCAACCAACTGGGCTAATTGGTCTGATGCCGCTGCCCATCGTTCAGCTATCTTTGCCAGCAAGGAGTCCATGCTCGCCCAGTGCAGCTGCCCACTGGTAAAGAGTCCCTCCAGCTTAGTGCCTTGGTCATGTGTCATTGTTTCAAACGCTCCGCTTCGCCCTGCCTGCTGCGTACTGTCCGTAGGGTCAATGCCAGCCGACTTGTAGGCTTGGTCGCGCTCTTTGTTCATTTCATCGAATATCTTCTTGTACATCTCGCGCAGACTGCTTGCCTCGCCATTGGACAGACCGTCCTCCATGGCTGCGGCAAACGCCTTGTACCATTCCTGCAGTTTGTCGCTGTATTTATTGGACATCAGCGAATTCAAGATGGCGTCCTGAAACATCTCGTCCACGCTTTTCAATACCTCGCGGCTGCCGTTCTTGACGTCCTTCACAAGGCTCTTCAGCGAATCGCGAGCCGAGTCAAAGCTGATACCTGTCATCTTCTCACGGTAGGCGTTCTCTATCTGCTCCAGCTGTTTCCAATATCCGATGTAATCGTCCATGAACTGCGCAGCATCTTTGTACCCGTCATTTGCAAGGTCTTTCAGGTGGCTGTACTCGCTGGTCAGTTTCGTGGCCACTTCATACATCTCCTTGCTCGACAGCTTCCAGAAATCGCTGGCACTACGCACTTCTTTTCCGAGCAGCTTGCTGATTGCGTCCCACTCACGGCTGCTCATACCCTTGTCTATCTTGTAATTTGAGCTATGCTTGCCGTTAGTCCATGCTTTGTACCAATCACCATTGGTGTACGCCTTTCCACTGCGTGCCATCTTTTCCTGCGCATTGCGCTCCTGTTCCCTGATGTTCTTCTTCTGCTGTTCGTAAAGACCGCCTGCATCGTTTACCTTCGCCTTGCTCATCTCATCGGTAAGGTTCTCCAATGCCTGTTTCAAGTCGGCGTTGCTCTGGGTGAGTTTTTCAAGGTCGCGTTCGAGGTGCTTGTCACTGTCACCATCGCCAAGCAGGCTGGTCAGCTTGTGAAAGCCACCAAACGTAACGGTATCCAAGATGTTGTTAAGATGCTGCATGGAATTGCTGAGCGGCTTCATGATGATATTGCCGCTGAATACATCTTCCAGCATCTTCTCCACGGCACCTAAGATGGTGTCCTGAAGACTCGTCACAATACCGCTGATGCCATTTTGCGCAATGGTGTCCAAGATACCAAGCATGGCACTGATGACTTCGCCCATCATGCCTGTGTTTCCGAGAGCTGTCGAAAGTGCCTTGCTGACGCTGCTGTCTTTTCCGAACAAGGTCTGGACACCCTTGGCAAAAGCGTTGCCGACAGCCTTTGTAGTCTCACCACCGCCAAAAAGTTTGTCAAGGCGCATCAAGGCGTTACCTATGCCTTTTAGGGTACCACTCGTAAGACCGCTTATCGCACCTTCCAAATCCTCGAACATACCCTTTGCCCTATCAGCACTTGCTTTTAGATTTTCGGTAGCCTCGTTGGCTGTCTTACCACATGCTGACACAGCTGTACTTGCAGCATTCTGTTCAGCCACCAGACGGTCTACCTCTGCCTGCCATCGCGCCATCTCCTCGGTGTTGCCTTCCGCCTGTGCCTGCTCTAATTTCTCCCGTGCATCTTTCAGGCTATCGGCCGTTTCCTCATACACATGACGCTCCACCTCCTGTGCGGCTATCAGTTTCTCCATTGCCGCCTGATAGGCAACCATATCATCGCTGACTTTCTTGAATATCTCACCGTCCCATGCGGCGGCACTCTGCTCAAGGCGATGTATGAGTTCAAAGACAATTGACTGGTCTTGAACGCTGCTGTTTTTGAAATCCTTGCTTTCAGTTATCTTGCGCAGCTTACTCAGCAGCGGGTCTAATTCTGACTTGAACAAGGCACCGAACTCACTGAAGGCACTGCCCCAGTCGATGCTCTGCTTGATAGCTTCTACCTCTATCTTTCCTTGTGCAGAATCGCGCTCAGCTATCAGTTTCTTGCGCTCGCCTTCAGTTGTAGCCTTCTTGATTTTTTCGGCATATTCTTCTGCGATGGCCAGTTTCTGCTGGTTAAACGTGCCATACTCCTTGAGATAGTCGCGCATGGCCTGCCGGTCGGCACTGAATACGTCAGAGCGTTTTTTCAAGAAGTCCTGCCTTGCCGCTTCTTCCTGCGCTTTTTTGTTCTCTTCTTCTGCCTTTGTATAAGCAAAACGGCTGTCAGAAGGATTTGCATGAAAAACTTTCTTTTTATTGGCAGGGTTAGCCTCCCACGCCTTCTGTGCCGCTTCAATCTTGCCTTTCTTTAAATCTTCATATTCGCGATTTATCTTTTCCTTTTCTTTTTCAAAGTCAAGCTGTATCTGTGCGAGGGTTTTCCTGGAACCTTCCCTCATCGCATCTATCTGTGCCTGTCGCGTTTCCAATTCCATATCCCGCACCGCACGCTTGCGCGCTTCTTTTTGCTCTTCAACTATTTCTTGGTAACGAGCCTGTTGGCGGGCTATCTCTTCTTTAGACAGGCCTTTCTTTTCTTTTTTCTTCTTTTTACTCTTTCTGTTGTTTTCCCGCTGAATAGTTTCAGCGTAGTTGCTTTTATGGCTGGAGAGCTGAGCTGTCAGCCTGCCGATTTGCTTATTGTAGTCTTTCCAGTTCTTCGAGCCGTAAATTTCCCCATCGCGCTGCTTTTTCAGTTCCTGCAGACGCTTTTCAAGGTCGGCGTCAGAGCCAACGGTAAGTGCGTTGGGGAGCAGCTTGTTGATGTCAGTAAGGAGCGTTTTCAGTTCCAAGAGACGGGTGTTGTCCGTTTCAACCCTTATTTCCTTGGAGTTGATGCTGTCTATCTCAGCTTGGACGCTTTGCATCTTCTGAACCAGCTGCTCATAGTTCATTTGACTGATAGCCTCGTTGGTCGTGTCTTTCGTCTCGACGACAGCATTGGCAATTCCTTCCAACTGTGCTTTTGTCCGTTCAAGCTCTCCATAGGAGTCACTGAAGCCCATGGCAGATTTCTCCACGTATTCGTAAAGGTTATCGTGGAAAGCTTCTATTTCCTTATCCGTCACTCCCAATGCCTGCAAGATGCCTTCTATTGCACGAACCTCTTCCTCAACAGCCTTGGTACCATCTTCCTGTGATTTTGCAAAGGCAGCCGAAATATCTGCTGCATGGTTCATAACTTCGGTGGAAATCATATTCCATGTCGCAGATGTTACCTGACGCAGTTTCTCACTGGCAACATCCACGGACTTGTTGACCATTACCGTAACACCTTCAGGAGTACTCTCCATGACTTCACGCATCTCCTTATACGTGGCATCCTTGGCTTTCTCCATCAAGCTGTCCATGGCATCTTTCTCGGCATTCATGGCATCTTCGTTGGCCTTTGCCGCTGCCTCTGCCAGCGTCCTCTCTGCTGCTTGCTGACGGATAGCCTCCGTCAAATCCTCATATTTCCTTTTTTGTTCGGCCAAGGTATCGTTGAGCGATAGCTCCTGCGTGTTATACTCCCTGGCAGCGGCGTTGATGCCATCAAGGGCAGTCTTGTAGCTTTTAGAGCCTTTCTCGACATTTGCAAGCGTTGCATAATAGGTGTCTAACTGCGACTGTTGCTGCAGCACTTTATCACGGAAGCGGTTGGTAACGTCGGCTGCCTTTTCTGTTTCTGAGGAGAACATCGACAGAAGCCCTATCATTGAAGTAATGGCTACCAGGGCGATTCCAAAAGGGTTTGACATGAAGGCCGCCTTCAGGCTCTGCATGGCCGTCGTAGCCATACGGGTAGCTGCCGCCCAAAGACTCGTAGCACGAGTGTTGGCGTTCTTCTGCACTGTGTCCACCTGTGTCTGGAAAGTCGACAGCTGCTGTGCTGCAGCCTGCTTGTGCGTGTATGCAGTAGTGGAATTCTTCGCGGCTGCGTTTCGTATTTCTTCTGCTGTATTGCGCTCCTTAACGGCAGTATTCAATTCCTCCTGTGCGCTTTCGATAGCCTTTGCATCACCGCTTTTCAAGGTAGCTTGCAAATTCTCCTGGGCAGCAGCGACACCACGAACGGCATCGTCCACCATCTGATTGGCAAACTCATGTTCGGCAAAAGCAGAAGCTGCCTTTATCTCAGCTGCTGCCAAGTGCGCACGCAGCTCATTTTCCATGGCGACCACCTCTACATCAATGGCCGTCTTGCTTGCCGCCTTTGCTGCGGTGTTTGCCTGTGTAGCAGCTGTCTCATTGTTAATGGCATCGGTATTCGCATTCTTGTACTTATCGACAAGTTCCTTCAGCTCGTTCACACGGTCAGCTTCTATGATGGTCTTCTGCCTGTTCATGACGTTCTGCAATGCCTGAACAGCCATCAACGTACCCTTATATTCACCATAGGCAGCTATGACTGTGAAAATAGCCGCCCCCAGCTTCTCATAGTTCTTGACTGCTGACGTTGCAAGCTCAATACCCTCCATCAAGAAGCCCTCACTGCTTTCGCCCATGGCATTCATTGCATCCTGCCATGCTCCTTCGAGGTTGCTGACAGCACCTTTCATTCCCTTGCTCTGCCTTTCGAGCATACCATGGAACTTGCCACCTTCACCCGTGGCAGAAGCAAAGGCGTCTGCAACCATCTCGACACTTATCTTGCCATCTGACATTTCCTCCTTCAATGCGCTTATGCTCTTTCCTGTCTTTTCAGCTATGACAACAAGCGGGTTGAAGCCGGCATTGATCATCTGCAGGAGATCCTGCCCCATAAGTTTGCCCGTAGAGCTCATCTGGGCAAAGGCAAGCACGAGAGAATTGAACTTCTGAGAGTCTCCCATGGAAATGTCGCCGATCTGATGGAGGATAGGCATCACCCTCTCGGCTTCGATATTGAAACCTAACAGTGTCTGCGCACCCTTGGCAAGGTCATTCATCATCATGGGAGTACTGGTGGCAAATTCCTTGATGTCTCCAAACAATTTGTCTCCCTTTGTCTTACCAGCCAAGGTCTCAAAGGAAATCTGAAGGCTTTCGATTTCTCCACGAACATCAACAATTTTCTTAATGTATTCTGCGCTCTTATCAACAGCGAAGATACCACCAACCGTATTGCGCAGCCCACGCAGGCGGCTGTCAAGCACATCTGCCTCACCGCCGACTTCCCGCAAGCCTTGCTTCAGGTTGCCTTTCATCAAGAATTCGATTTCCACTGCCTTCATTTGCCTTTGAATTTTATTCTGGTTGGAGATTACTTTGGAAAAAGTCTAAAACGTTGTCTGCTGCTTCTTTTTCTTTTTTGCTCTCTTTCTTCTTGATGTAGCGTGGAGCGTCCGCCAACATCATGATGAGTGTCTGATAGTTCACGCCGTTCAAGATATACTCCCGGCTCCAGCCCGTTGCATTGGCTATCTGCCATATCAGACCAAAGGGGCTATGACTTCCCTCGTACTGAGTCGCTAACTCCCCTTCTTCTTTTGGCTCAGTCTCAGCTTCATCGGATTCGTCATCTCGGCTGATCTGATAATATTCGTAAAACTTTCCGTGCCCAGCAGCAAGACGAACTTCATCATTGCCACCTGCATGTAGAGATTATCAACCCAATGGCGCAGTATCCACGATACGAGCCACACGGGCTTCCACCACTTGCCACACATCGTCAAGGCTACCATATCTGAAATAGTCTTGCCATGCTCGGCAATAAAACACATCTGCCCATCTTTGTCAAGTGCCTCCAACTCCGCATAGGTTACACCTAAACTTAAGTAAAGGCGGGCTATCTTTATTTGCGTGCTTAGCCTCGGGCGGCGCATTGTCAGTCTTAACAACAGCCGTTTCTTGCGGAATGGCAGGCGGATAGGCTTCAGAGGCACCGACACCCCCACATCAAGCAGGGCTTCCGATGCCTCCTGTTGGACTTTTCTTTCATCCATAGCCTACGCCTTTTAGCCCGCACTGATATCACTGATAGAGTAAGGAGCACTGCCGTCGGCAGGCTTCATCACCTTCAGCTGGCACTCTATCTTGGATACTTCCGTCAATGTCAGCTTGCCTCCGAGGTTGGACAGCAGCACGGCGTTAGGAATCTTGACGCGCTTGCCACTTGGCGTGTCTATGATACATTCGCCGCTGAGCTGCAGTAATGCTGTTGGTGCTTCCCAGCCTGTGGCTGTAGCCTTACCGCCGAGCATGGCTGCCATATTCTCGTAGTTGAGCTGTATCATGTTGAATTTAGGCTCGACGGTACCGTTTTTCTGCACCAATGTCAGTACCGGAGCATCGGGCACCTGTTCTGCATCAACATCGACGCTTTCAGGTGCTTTTCCGTTCCACTCAAAGCTGTCCTTCTCAATATAGCCGACTATCTTACCCGCAAAGGTAATTTTGCTAAGGCCATACAAAAAATCTTTATTTGCCATATAGTTTTCGTTTTATAAATGAAATGATCGTTTTTATCTTTGATAGCATCAAGCCTGTCAGGAAGCCTATCAACAGCCATTTGAACGCTGTTTGAACACTATTGAAAGAGGACTTTTCTTTTACCTCCTCGCGGCTGTTCTCGTTCTTGTACTGCTGACGGGCAAGACGCTTTTTGAGAGCACTGACCGTCTTTGTAAGGCTTGCACAGGCAAGTTCAAGGCTGTCACAACCGGCTTCGATTATTATCCGTTCGGGGGCGTCAGCCGTCGGTGGACGACGACTCACCTTCACATGTGCCTGTCCCTTCCTCGCAGTGTAGCCCGCCCCGATGGGTAACAGGCGCAGGGAGTCGAGGTTGATATCCAGGTTTACTGATGACATCGGCACCTTCACTGGCTGAATCCGTGTCTCGCTGAAGTTCATCACCTCGCTGTCTACCTCCTCTGCCATGCTTTGCTCGACGCGGCTTTCCTGTGTCAGCTTCTTCGACGAGCGACAGCTCGCTGCTGACAGGACAAGCAGCCCGATGAGGACACAGCTGGATAGCCTCGATAGCCCTCGACAGGCGAAGGAGTGCACGGCGGGTCTTGCCGTTCTCGTTCTGCAGTTCTTCGATTTTTTCATAATTTGCTTGATTTTGCTGTTGAAGACCGACAAGCTCCTTACTCACCATGTCGTACATCTGCTTGTAAGTGTCCTCTACTTTCTTTTTCTCCTCCACCGTGCGGAGACGGCGGTTGGCAATCCATGCAATGGCAACACCGATACCGCCTGAGGGAATTGCCCATTGCAGAATCTGTAATATAGTATCTGCCATTGTTCTTTGCTTATGATTGGTTATTTAAACTTGCCTGATGCCAATTTGATGCAGCCACGTCGGGACGTCAAAGCTTGGGCATGTCTTGCCCGAATTCAACTGATGATGCCCGACTATCCGTATTTGCGGAAAGCGGCGGTGGAATTCCTGGACATAGCGTTTCAGCGACTCGCGTTGGGCGGCAGTACGTGTATCCTTGGGATTCATTGCCTTGTCGCAACCACCCACATACACTATGTGCCGACTTACGCTGTTATAGCCTGCTGCACCATTGGTGACTTCCCACGGGTCAACGTTTGCATCTTCATTGTTGGCCACCAGCCGCTCTATGCGGCCGTCCAAATGTATCATGTCCGTGTAACCCACCTGCTTCCAGCCACGGCCACCTTTGCTCTTGGCGTTGGTGTGCCATGCACGTATTTCGTCAGAGGTCACCTCACGGCCGTCGGGAGTGGCTGTGCAGTGGATTACAAGGAATTTCATTGGGTAGCTCATTAGCCTTGTGGCAGTTCAGGTTCTACAAACTCTGCCAGGCCGCGTTTCACGACGTCCTCGGCGCGCTCTGCATCAAACTCCAGCACTGTACCCGTCTCATAGCGGATAGCATTGTCAAACTTGTCGAGGAAATCTTCTGTTACCTTGATGGTTACCTTTCCCTCTTTTTCTTCTGTCTTCTTTCCCATTTTTTATCGTTTTAAATAGTTATGTAATGTTTGTACTTTTTTACCCGCGAGGAAGGAACTTCGGTGATGTACGTTTGTCAAGCGCAACGAATTCTTCACCAAATGCGATATTGGTGTCAGCCTTCATCAGCATCTTGAAGAAGTACAGCTCGCTCATGTTGCTGACCTTGTCAATCTGAATGACATGTTCGTCATCCTGCAGGTTCACTGCAGCAAACAGATTGGACGTCATAGCGTCAGGACTACAGAGTGTAGCAACGATGAGGTCATCAGGCCATGCCGAAAGAGTCTCAATCTGGATATCTTTGTAACGCTTGATGTTACGTGTCGTCTCATCACGATTCTTGTACTCACGAGAGGTCAACTCATCATCATACTTGTCGAAATCGTTTACACTCATCAGGATGCGTAAGTTCGGATTCTCTCGGATTGCGACAGGAATCGCCTTGCGGACTGCTGCCAGACGCTCGACTTGCTTAGCTGAATCGGTCTTGGCTACGATGACGTCTGTATCCTTTACTGCCTGTGTCAAAATACCATTGAACAGGTGGTCATCATCAGTGCCAGCCTCTCCGTTTAAATAATGTGAGCCAAGTTCAAACTGAACCTGTTTGGAAAGAGCATCAAGCAACTGGTTCTGCACGTTTGGTGGCAGCTCTGCAAATACGAGATCACCTTTAGGCTGGAATGGTCTCCAGACATTCTCAAACGTACGTGGGTTAAACACAGTGAACGCCATGAAGTCTACTGGTTCAAGAGCCTTCTCCGAGTAGTCGAATCCACCCTTGCTGTCGCTCACCTGAGGATTCTCCTTATGCTTCTGAAGCATCTTGCTGGTACGCAGACGTGGGATTGAGCTCTTTTTTGACACGTTCGGGATTACGTGGATGAGTCCCTTGTCAACAATCTCATTATTGGTTGTCGCCACGGTAAGGAGCTGTTCCAGCACCTCACCATTGTAATTGGAATTTTTGATGTTAATTGCCATTGTCGTTTATCTTGTTAATTGTTTATCTCTCAAGGTGTCTACAGCTTTCCGTGAAATTTGTCTCTAATCTCACGCTGACGCTGCTGCCAAGGACTTTCTTCGGATGGCTGACCACCTGGCAGCGTGTCCTTGACCATTTTCTTGGTAGGTAACGCCGCAAGTGCCTTCTTGCCATCTTCGGGGTGTTCCTTCAGCAGGTTCTCGTAAACAGAGCGTGTCTCGGCATTGATACGGCCGTCCTGCTCGGCAGCGTCAAGCAGCGTCTTTCGATTGGCTTCCGCTTCTGCTTCGGCAGCCTGCTCGAACGTCTGTACCTTTGCCTTCAGGGTGGTGTTCTCCTGTTCAAGCGCACTCACCTTGCCTGCCTTTGCCTCCAACTGGCTCAAACGTGCCAGTATCTCGGCATCTGTCGCACAGTCCTTGAACTGCGGACGTTTTTTCAACTCTTCTAAATTCATGTTAAAACTGTTTTGTGGCTCATTGAGCCTGTTATTGAATATTGCGTAAATTTGCTCGGGGGTGCTTTCTTCGGGGACAGGCTCTGCATCGTATATACCATCGATAAAGCCGAGAGCTTGGGCTTCTTCTGCTGACAGCCAATGGTCATCACCATCGAAATAAGCAGCCTTGATGCTCTCCTTGTCCTTGCCCAGTTTATCGGCATACATGTCGCAGAGGGTATCTTCAAGGCTTTCCATCTGCTCCATCATTTCTTTCATATCCTTGGTGTTGCCATAGCAGGCACCACTGACGCTGTGAAGCATCAGTCGCGCATAACGGCTCATAAACACGGGCTTCCCGCATAACGCTATCACGCTTGCCATGGAAGCTGCTACGCCATCGACGTATATCGTAATATTCGCCTTGCTTGCCCGCAGGGCATTGAAGATGGCAATGCCTGCATAGACTTCGCCTCCTATACTATTGATGCGGACATCTATATTCTTATAGGTCACCTCCGCCTCCATCAGCTCGCGTGTTATCTGACTGCTGGTGATGGTGCTATAGCTATCACCGATGTCGCCATATAAAAGGACACAGCAGGTATCTGAGCCAGGAATGATATTAAAGAATCGTTTCATTTCCAAATTTCGTTATTTCAATTTTTGATGCAAAGGTGGAAGATTTTCCGCAATTTTGCAAACCGCCATTTTATCATACACAACTTACAATCAAATAGTTATGGCATAAAGTTGTATCATACGGAATAGATTTGCAAACATCATTAAAACACCTCACCTTTGCATTATAATTTGGTGAAAAAATGGCAAATTTAAGCAATACACAGAAAAAGGAATGGGCAAAGACGCTCTATCTGAAGGAGAATCTCACGCAGCAGGAAATCGCCGACCGCGTCGGAGTATCCCGTGTCAGTGTCAATCGATGGATAGCTGAGGGCAAATGGGAGGAGCAGAAAGTCGGACTCACGCTGACACGTGAGGAACAAGTGGCAAACCTCTACCGCCAGGTAGCCGAGATAAACAGGAAGATAGCCGAGAAACCAGAGGGTGAGCGCTTCGCAAGCAACGCCGAGGCGGACATACTCGGCAAGCTGTCAGCTGCTATCCGGAAGATGGAAACTGATGTCGGCATTGCCGATGTCATCAGTGTGCAGACCAAGTTCATAGAGTTCCTACGTCCCATAGACCTTGGTAAAGCGAAAGAGCTTACACAGCTCTCTGACGCTTTTATTAAATCACTTCTATAATTATGAAGCAAACAGACAGAAACGCCTTACTTGATTGGGAGAAATACCGTCAGGACATTATGCGCTCAACCCCTGTTGACAAGGAGATGAGTGTGGCGGAACGAGAGAAGCATCGTATATATCTTGAGGCGCACCCAATAGAATGGATACAATATTTCTTTCCGAACTATGCCAAATATGAATTTGCCGACTTTCAGAAACGGGCTATCCGCCGTCTGATAGCGCATGACGAATGGTATGAAGTCATCTCATGGTCGCGCGAGCTGGCGAAGTCTACCATCACGATGTTTGTCGTCATGTATCTCACATTGACAGGAAAGAAACGCAATGTCATTCTCACCTCCAACAGCAAGGACAATGCTGTCCGCCTGCTTGACCCTTACAGGGGAAACCTTGAGGCCAATGGGCGTATCATTGCCTATTATGGAAAGCAGCAAACGATTGGGGCGTGGACGGAAGACGAGTTCATTACAAAGGGTGGCGTGGCCTTTCGCGGCATCGGTGCAGGGCAGTCTCCCCGTGGTTCCCGTAACGAAGCCATACGCCCCGATGTGCTGCTTATTGACGACTTCGACACTGACGAGGATACCAAGAACCCTGACACCATTCAGAAACGGTGGGAATGGTGGGAGCAAGCACTTTATCCAACCCGCTCCACCTCAGAACCGACATTGGTGATTTTCTGTGGCAACATCATTGCCAAGGATTGTTGCATCACCCGTGCCGGTGAGATGGCCGACCATTGGGATATAGTCAATATACGCGATAAAAGCGGCAAGAGCACATGGCCGGAGAAAAATACGGAAGAGCACATAGACCGCACATTGTCTAAGATTTCCACTCTTTCGCAGCAGCACGAGTATTTCAACAACCCTATTTCAGAAGGTGAGATATTCAAGCAGGTGGTCTATGGCAAGGTGCCGCCGCTCTCCAAGTTCAAGTTCCTCGTCATCTATGGCGACCCTGCGCCGGGAGAGAGCCGTGGCAAGAAGGGCAAGTCCTTCAAGGCGGTTATGCTCTTGGGGAAAAGAGACGGCAAGCTCTATGTAATAAAGGCGCGCCTTGCACAGGCACTCAATGCTGAATTCATCGACTGGTATGTCCAGTTGCTTGAATACGTGGCAGGGCGCAGCACCGTCTACTGTTGGATGGAGAACAACAAACTCCAGGATCCGTTTTTCCAGCAGGTGTTCCGGCCGCTCGTCCGTAAGGTTCGCAAGGAAAAGGACATCACGCTTTACATTCAGGGCGACGAGGAAAAAAAGACAGACAAGGCCACGCGTATCGAGGCGAACCTCGAACCCATGAACCGTGAAGGCAACCTGATCCTTAACGAGGAGGAACAGGACAACCCTCACATGAAGGAACTTGAAGACCAATTCAAGCTGTTCACGCTCTCCTTGAAATATCCAGCCGACGGACCTGATGCCGTAGAGGGTGGTAACAGAAAGATTGACCAGACCGCCCAACGGGCAGACCGTCCACTGATACAATCAAGAAAAAGTATAAGAACAAAAAACAGACACAGGATATGAGCCAGTTTATAGACATAAAAGACTACGATGCAAGCGTTCACCGCGAGATACTTGATGCGCTTGTAAGAGATGATGAGACACTCGTTGAAATTTGCGAAGACAGGGCGATAGCCGAAATGCGAAGCTATCTGTATAAACGCTATGACTGTAACGCCATCTTCGCAGCAACAGGCAATGAGCGCAACCAGCTTGTTTTGATGATGGTCATTGATATTGCCGTCTACCACATCTTCTGCATCCACAATCCCATGAAACTTTCGCAGGTGCGTAAAGACCGATATGAAAGAGCCGTGGAATGGATGAAGGCGGTGTCTAAGGAAGAAATATCCATTGATGGTGTACCGCTCCTGCCTGAAGACGAGAGGGCAGCAAAGGCAGCACTCATGTTCAAAAGTAACAGAAAAAGAGAAAACAGATTATAATCATGGCAAAGAAGAAGAATACACGCATAACCATCAGTGGCAATATGCCACGCCCTGGACAACGACAGCCAGCCATTATCAGGCTGACACAGCCAAAGCGATTCAACATAGACACTGCTGACTTCATGACGGCTGTCAAGGCTGCAGAGAACGTTGATTACACGCAGCGGGCAAAACTCTATGACCTCTACAATGACATTTTGCTCGATGCTCACTTGTCAAGCGTCATTGACAAGCGAAAGAACGCTGTTTTAAGTTCAAGCATTGAATTCCACCGCAACGGAAAGCCCGACGAGAAAATCAATGAGCAGTTGTTTTCGCCATGGTTCTATCGCTGTGTGGCCGATATACTTGATGCGCGCTTCTGGGGTTTTTCATTGATGCAGTTCTACAAAAAGGGTGAGTGGGTGGACTACGACCTTGTGCCACGTAAGCACGTAGAGCCTGTCCGCAAGCTCATCCTCACCAGACAGACGGATATACTGGGAACATCGTGGGAGGAATTTGAAGACTTGCTCTTCATCGGCGGCAGCACTGACCTTGGACTGCTTGCAAGGGCTGCACCATGGGTTATCTACAAGCGTAACACGACTGCCGACTGGGCACAGTTCTCGGAGGTGTTCGGTATGCCTATACAGGAATACACTTATGAAACGGATGACGAAGATGCGCGTGCACGTGCCCTTCAAGATGCAAATTCCATCGGTTCGCTTGCCACCTTTATCCATGGGAAGGACACGGAACTGCAGCTGCGTGAGGCGGGAAACAAGACGGGCTCGGCGGAAGTCTATGACCGTTTCATAGAACGCTGCAACAGTGAAATCTCGAAGCTCATTCTTGGCAACACATTGACGACGGAAGCATCTGCAAAGGGCACACAAGCACTTGGCACCGTGCACAAGAAGGTGGAAGAAGCCGTAGCAAAGGCGGATAGGGAATTCGTCCTCAAAGTGCTGAACTATGACATGGCTGACATCTTTGCGCACATGGGTATTAACACTGCTGGTGGAAAGTTCTGTTTCCCTGAGAAAAAAGATACTGACCAAAACACGAAGATGAATATCCTTACACAACTTCGCAACACATTTCTTCTGCCTGTTGATGACGATTATCTTTACGAGGAATTTGGTGTTGAAAAGCCAAGGGACTATGACAAGCAGAAGCAGTTGCAACTGGATAAAATAATGGCAGAACACTTCCCGAATTGGCAGGAAGAAAAGCGAATCGCTGCATATTTCAGCAAGCTATTTAACAGAGACAGAAAAGAAGAGCTGATGAGCATCTACTTTGAAGGTTTGGAAAAAGAACTGGAAAAGAAATCTGTTGAGGAAATTGATAGGGAAAGAATTTTGCAGGAATCGTTAAAAGAAGCATCGAAACGCACTAATCTCAAAGATAGCATTCGCTCTTTTTTTGTGAAAGCCCCGAAGGACGGGGCTCATTTAGACTGGTAGTCAATCGTACCTATTTCGATGCTGACGACGCACCTTTTGCTGATATGGAAATCAGTGAAAGCGTATTAAGGAAGGCACTTGAAAATATCTACAAGAAGAAGTTCAATGTCGATACTGATATTGAGCCACACCTTTTTGAAGCACTGCGGGATGTGTTCAACAAAGCGACAGATGGGGCTTTCGCTGCCTCTGACCACGACAGGGACTTCCAACAGCAGCTGCGCCACAGCAACGATGTGTTCTCGGCATTCAAGGTGCATCGCATGCAGAACGACATGGTTGCTCGTTTGATGGATTCAAACGGCAATTTAAAGCCGTTCAAACAGTGGTTGAAAGATGTTCTGCCGATAGCGTCGCATCAGTGTGGCGCATGGTTGAAGACAGAATATGACACGGCGGTGCTCCGTGCGCATCAGGCTGCCGACTGGCAACAGTTCCAGCGCGAGAGCGATGTGCTGCCTAACCTCAAGTGGATGCCATCGACAAGCTTGCACCCTGGCGAAGACCACCGCCATTATTGGGGAGTCATTCGACCTGTTAATGATAAATTTTGGAACGAGCATCGACCAGGCGACCGATGGAACTGCAAGTGCAGCCTGTCAAGTACAGACGAGCCTATTACACCTGTGCCTGACAACGACGAGGTTTCACAACCACAAGCGGGACTGACGGGTAATCCGGGCATGACAGGCGAGACTTTCTCAGACGACCACCCGTACTTCCCGAAATCGTGCCAGGATTGCGACTTCTATCGCCCTGACCTAAAGAACAGGTTAAAGAATCTATTCACAAACAGGGTGAAGGACTGTTATTCCTGTCCGTATATTGATAAATGTATCGACAGGCTTGGCGCAGATGGTTTCAAGCTGGAGCGAAAGTACCCAAACGGAGGAACGCTTTATATCCATTCCGATGCAGATAAAGACAAAAATGACTACAAGGCAATATTGACCATAGCAAGAATTTTCGCAAAAGAAGGTAAGACGGTGAGGATAACTCCACGGCTACATCATAAGTCCGAAGAGTATCGAAGTATATACGGTTCGCTCATTGGTACGCGATACGAGAGAAAGTGTCCTGATTTTCAAGTAGACGGAGTTTTCTATGAGTATGAAGGTTTCATAAAACCATGGAACAAGAAGAAGGTAGGACGCATGCTGTCCCATGGTCTTGACCAGTCTTCTCGTATTATAATTGATAATACCAAAGGGTGTTCGGAACGTTTTATAAGAAAGCAGATAATGGCGCGGATTCATTTGCCCAAACAGGCCATAGACGAAGTATGGATTTACGAAAAAGGAAACGTGAGATTATTCTATAAAGATGGTACTTTCTATAAAAACAACGGAGGAAACTGAGTCCCTCCGCGATGCAACGTGCCGTAGCACATGCTAACTTCTTTATGAAGCTGTTGCAAATATACAACTTATTTTTTAAAAAAGCAAGCAAATGGACATAAAAGTTTTCTCAGAGCTCATAAAAAGCCAAAGTAGGGAGATTGAGCAGCTCATGCGACGGCAGCTCCCAATCAAGGTTGGGCGTATGGCGAAAGACCATTACCAGGATAACTTCCGCAAGGGAGGATTCGTTAATCGTGGCTTGCAGAAGTGGCCGACAACAAAGCGACAACTGTCTGGTTCTGCTTCGGCAGCGGCTTCCTACAACCCATTGCTTTCCGGGCGCAACCACCTGTTCGGTTCTGTCAAGTATGTGCCAGGAGACTACCGTGTAACCGTCTCCAACGATTTGCCTTATGCAGCCGTGCATAACCAAGGAGGAACGGTCAGTCCTACGGTAACGCCAAAGATGCGCCGTTTTGCATGGTATATGTATTACAAGTCTTCGAAGGGACAAAAAGGGAAAAAGAAAAGTCCTGCTCAGTCAGTGTCTCCGCAGGCTGAATTTTGGCGCAATCTTGCACTTACCCGAAAGACAAGACTTTCCGTAAAAATTCCCAAGCGTCAGTTTATCGGTGAGAGTGCCGAATTGAAGCAACGCATAAACGAGAAAATAGAACATGAGATCATGAACACTTTAGATTTATAGCAAATGGAAGAAATTTTTATATCTATCCTCAAGCTCATCAATGATGAGATGCCTGAACTTTCGCTCGTAGACGAGGACTACGGACAACTGGAAACAGCCGAGGACACATACCCTGTAACTTTCCCCTGTGCACTTATTGGCAATATGGAGGCAGACTGGGAGGAAATCGGCATGGGCACCCAAAAGGGCATGGTTACGCTTACCGCCCGTCTTGCCATCGACTGCTACGATGATACGCACATCGGTTCCGGAACAACCGCAAAGGTGGCGGAACGGCTGCAGATGGCAAATCGCCTGTATACGACACTTCAGTGCTCCCGCCATAGCGACAATATGGGAGCAATGTTCCGAACGAAAACAAGATGTTATTCACTGCCTGGAATGATAAAGGTATATGAATACGTATTTCAATTTGAACTTCACGATGGTTCTGCAGCCTTATAAAAAAGGTAAAAGGCTTCTGTAGCCTTTTACCTTTCCACTTCTGAAAAGAGCTCCAACTGTTTCGCCGTAAGGTGTGGCATTCTGACTTTAGGAACCGGGCGCACTTGAATATCTTTTATCTCACTGCACTTGCGACGAATGATACTCATGATGCGTTCTTCACTGATAAAGAACTCCTGTCTCGACAGGATGCGAAGGGCATCGTCAAAACGGAGGCGTTTCTCCTCCGTCCAATAATAGTAACGACGGCACAAGGCTTCGTCGCGCAGTTCTATCAGTCCTTTATCTCTTCCTTTCCCCATAGTTGCAAAAGTAGCAATTAATCTGCTTATTTGCAAGTAATTACATGTATTTTCATCAATTATCAATAAAAAAAACGCCCAATTGTGTGTTCGCACACACTTGTGGGCATTTTTTTAGTTTTCTTCTCTCAAAAAACGATAGGGTATCACAGCCTACAGAAGCTCGGCTCTATGCGTTCATTTTTGGGTTCTTTTTTGAGTAGTAGTAGTTTACGGTGTTCTTCTACACCACATCGAACTTTGCTTCCAAGTCGCCAGCCTTATCACACTCCTGTATCTTCCTTCTTGGGCTCGACATAGAAGGTTTCATCCTGCGTAACCTGTATACCACATTCCGTCATAGCCTGCCTTATAGGAACTTCTACAAGTGATGGAGAGTCCGAAACCTCCATTGACACGTTACCATCACGATCAGTAAGCAGCTTATCCTTGGCAATCTCTTCTGTCTGGCGGATATAGTCTGGTAGGAAACGCTTAACAAGCTGTAATGCGCTTGCCCACGTGAAGCCTTTCAGCGTCTTCAATTTCGGTGTTCCTGTGCGGAAACCTATAACGCCGTGAGCCATTTCAAGGCTCTTCTTCTTGGAGAACAAATCTGCTTGGTTCTCCGTAGCAAAGGCCTGCAGGGTATCGAACGCTTTGTCCTTTTCCTCTGAGAGGGTTGCCAGTTTGTCGGCATACTTCTCGCGAAATTTAGCGCACTGCAATTCTATCTCTGCATTGATTTTCTGTATCTGTGCGTCGCTCTTGGCGTAGGTTGCGAACGCTTCATCGGCGGCTTCTCTGCTAACGCCGGTGATGATTACTTTTTTCTTTCTTGTTGCCATAGTTCTTTTGTTTTTATTGGATTATTACTAATATTAATTTTCAATTGTACTGTCTATTGGAACACAGATGAATGAGGTCTTCTGTTCCACTGGTTGCTGTTTCGACTTCAACCCGCCCTTGCGCTTGATTGTTCGAAGCTTCACGGCAAGGCTCTCAAGCTCTTCTATGTCGATTTTCCTGAAAGGCTTGCCAACAAGGCGGGGATTCATACAAAAATTGTCAACCCGCACCCAGTCTGTGGTGTCGACACCGAGCTGCTGCATCAACTTCAAACATACGCTGCGCCTTCGTTTGAGTTCCTTATGGATAGCCTCCCTGTGCTTATCAAATCCCGTCACTCGTTCCATATCGTTGCACATCGTATTGTACTCCTGCATGGAAGTATCACGCAGATGGGTTGTTCGACCGTGGGTATATTGCTCCACCAGCGTCTCCTTATCTGCACCTGGCATCTTTTTTAGCAAGGTATAAAACCTTGCGTAATTCCTGTCTTCTCCCATAATTTCTCTTCTTTCCAATCTTTATAGTTCTGTCTGGCTTTGGCTACTGCCTCGGGCAAGGTACCGTTGATGTCGCCGACACCGAACAAGGGGACACCATTCACACAGGCATAAAGCTCGCCATTGAATTCCATCACCTGCACGGCTTCGCGTGCCTCTGCGTCGAGTTGTGTCTGACGCTTGTATTCAATACTTGCAGCACGCTGTTCGTGCCATACCTGCAATCGCTTTTTGATTTCATCTAAGATTTTCATATTTTTCTATTTTTTAATGTAATAACTCTGAAGTAATTTGCCATTTCTCTTGATAAGGAGCTGCGTCTGCCCATCTTCTTTCATAAGATAGGAGGTTATCTCGCTTCTTATTCTTACGTCTTTTCTAACGTAGAGTTTGTCGATAAAGTCGTCAATGAAGCCCTTCAGCTCTTGCCACTCTTCGGGAGTATCTTCCATACCTCTCAACGCATAGGACTGACTGATTTCCATTTGCAATCGAAGCAGCCATTCGGGCTTATCGTTCGGAATTATCGACTTGTAACTTAAAACGTCCATATATTACTCTTTTGCTTTCCACTCAATAGTTACAACGGCATTGAGCTTACCGCTGCCCTTGCATATCGGGCATTCCTTTTTATACCGCTCTTGATACTCGTCCTCTTGCCAGTGGTACCCATTTCCTTGGCAATATGGGCAACTATGGTTATTGCTTTCGATGGATTCTTTCATGCGACAACCAATACTCATCTTTCCAGGAGTGATTTCAATAATATGTCTTTCCTTACTCATACTAATATCTAAAATCGGTAAAATGAATAATTGCCATTGGCTTTGTCAGGTCATAGAGGCTAAACCATTCTGTCCAATCAATAAGGGACAAACCGTCTCTAACAGCTAATTGGTCAGCTTGTAATTCATGCGTTCCGATTATTGGCCGAAACAGACTCTGGTCAAATTCCAATCTTTGAATACCAATGCCGTTGGCTTTTGTAAATTCTTTCAATAAAACCTGCTTGCTTCTGTATGGTTTCCCACACCATTGCCGAACGGATAAAACGGCATTTCCTGCTTGTACTTCTGCTATTCTCTTTTTCCATAGAGGATAGTTTGCACGTATAGTATGCAATTTGGTTATACCGAGCTGGCAAGCAAAGCAAGTCGCTTCTCCCGAACGGAGATGTCTCTTTGGGAAAACTTTTGATAAAATCAGAATATAAGTTTTCATTGTCTTATCGTAATTCTAACACTTTAAAATTAAATGTTTCTAAATTTCAAGCCTTTTGTCGTTCCAAACCTCAATATGGCCGCACTGATATAGTTCGCAGGAATATTCAACTGGCTGGAAGCTTGCTTGATGGAATCATACCTGATACCAGTAGTTATGCATAAGATAGGCTTCTGAACGCCTTTCCCCCATTTGCTGTTCGGGTCGTCTGCCATACGCTTGCTTTGCTCGCTCGATGCCTTTCGCCTTTTCTCTTTCATTTCCTCGCTCATTCTTGAATTATAAAGCGAAGACCAAGGGTGTCCTTTTTTCAGGGAGCCATCAATATTCCTTCCTATTGTCGGCCGCCACCTGTAATCTCCAAGAGGAGACCAGTCATCTTCGTACAACAATTTGTGTCCAGCGCACAGCTGTTGTTTTTTTATGGCGTATGATATGGAATGGCGGTCTTTTAATCCTAAATATTTCTGACATTCAGCTACGCTTTCAAACTCTCGGACGACACTTCCGTCCTGCGCTATCATCAGTACCGCCCGCTTCAAGAACCCCTGTACACCTTTCCGTGTATGATGCTTTCGTGAGGATATGTTTGTTCCCTTATTGTACGGCACATTCCCTTTCTTGAAACTGCCATTGTTTGCTGTTCTTTTCATATTATATATTGTTACTCGTCTTTAATATCCCTTCTTTCCACACAACATAGTGGGCACCTGCCGAACCGACGCTTCGACCTAAGCAGTAGGCTTTATAACCCATAACCCGAACCTTCATATCACAGATATATCTCAGGCTCACGGCAGGCTTTCCCATTGGCTCGCTCTTATATTCTTGACTTATGAAGATGAAACACTTGCGACTGAATCGCTTCATCAGTGTAACGGCAGATGAGTAACTCCAACCAAAATTATTACAGCCCACCTGAAAGGAATCAACGATGATGAATTTTGCGGACTTTGGTTTGGCAAGTCGCGCTTCAAGCTCCTCTATCGACTCGTCATCTATAACTCGGAAACGCCCCTGCACCTCATTCATGTTCAAATAGTCCATACGACGCTGGAAAGGTTGGGTTACACCTTCTTCATAGCTCATATAGAGAACAGGACCGTACTTGCACAGTTCCTTGCCCAACTGCATCACGAACGAGCTTTTACCCTGAGCACTGGCACCGCTGATGAACCAGGAAGCGTTCTCAGCTGGAAAACCGAACGGTTCACTCCATTTCTCACCCCACGGTAGGGTTACCCATTTCTTGGCGGCAATGTCTTTCGGACTGTATGCTCGTTTGACCATTACTCCTTGTCTTTTTTCAGATTTTCAATCAGCAGGTCTGCAAGGTCTACTGCAACAGCAACGATGTCTTTCGGTTTCTCAATAACACCTGTTTTCTTGGCTATCTCAAGTGCTGTCTGATAAACCGTCGGCAGACATTCCTTGGCAATTTCATACCTGCGCTGCTCCCAGTCGATTTCATGCTGGTCACGCATCTTGCAGTCAATTGATTGTATAGCCTGTAATGTCAGTATCTCTATGTTTGTCATATCATGCTCCTTTCTTCAGTTTTTCAATTTCCGTATATACGCGTCTCAAACCGCCACCAGTCTTGCGTACTATCTTACCGATGTCCGTGCCTTCCGGGGCATTCACCTTAGCTACGATGCGAGCCTGTTCCTTAAGGAAGTGCTCGCGTTCCCTGCCATCATCAGGTGTTACTTTGCTGTATCTGTCGCCATAGCGTGAGAGCATCTCGGTATAGCCCACTTTCTTGCATTCTATCGAGCGGTTGATTTTCTCCTTCAGTCCGTCAGCCCCCATCATATACCATGCGCAGCATCGCTCGGTGGCATTCCAAAGGGCTTTGAGTTCCAAGAAAGCCTCATATTGCAAGTCGCCGGCTTCATCCAAAATGATGAGAGGTGTGTCTATGCTGCGTAGGTAGTACACAAGGTCATCGTACACGTCCGAATATCTTCCCTTGCTGTCGACACCAAACTCGGAAGCTACCTTTCTGATGAGCTTCAGCTTCGTCTTCACCTGCGAGCAGTCGATATAGACGGCGTTCCTGTGGTGTGCCACGTAGTAGCGTGCCGTAAAGGTCTTGCCTATGTTGGGCATGTCGCACATGATACCGCTAAGGCTTGACTGCTGCGAGAACTCCAACTGGGCGGTGATATACTCGAAAGTGGCCGTCTTGGCAGGTTTCCACTCTATTTCACCCCTGAGGCTCACCCCAAGACGGCGTGCGATACCTATCCAGTTGGCGTCGCTCAGGGCTTTGTCTGTCTGGCCGTTCTTGATACTGCTGTAAACCGAGGTACTTATACCAAGGCTTGCCGCATGTTTGGCGTCACTCGGATAGTTGGTGCGGTTCAGTTTCACCGCGTCCAAGATTTTCTGTTTTTGCACTTCTGTAATCATAGTTCGAATTGCTGTGCAAGTGAGTGCAAATGAACTTGCTCGTTTTGCCGAGCAAAGCCAGCAATCAGCTTGCTAAGTCATTTATAATGTTGTTTTAATATGCTTCTAATCCCATTTTGCTATAATCAGTATCAGGAATATAGCTTAGTTCTTCTTCCTGCTCTTGCACTTGCGGCAGTTCAAGAGGGTATTCTTCCGCAGACACAGCCTTCTGGACTGTCATCTTGCCCACCTTGGTGATGGCATTGTCGCGCAGATACTTGTCGAAATGTGCCACATACTTCCGTTGCTCAATGAATGCTTCCTTGTCCGCCTCGGTCTGCTCTGCCATCACGCGGTTGTAGGTAATGATGCGGCGCAGCTTGTCTATGTACTTGTCTCCTTGGTAGAGGAATATGTCCGTGGGCTTTCCCTCATCATCAGGCAGGTAGTAAGCTGTTACCTTGTAATTGTTCGGCGCAAGTCGTTCCAATACCTCGGGACCACTTATCCACCAGTCCTCATGTGCTACCCTTACGGTCGAATTCCTACGGATGCTCGTTTCCACTTTCTCACCGATGTAGCGGCTCAGTGTCAGCTTGTCCAATGGGCGGAGCGTGGGGTTAAGTCTTGCCACAAGCACGTCCCAGCGGCTCATGCCAGGATACTTCTTCTGGTTGGGATGTGGCATATTGTTCCATTCGTTGCAGTCCCGACGGTCATCGGCTACGAGTTCCTCGAAAGTGTAGTACTTCTTGTCCTCCCACGTATGGTTGTCGCTGTCGCTCACTTTCTTCTGGAAAACACGCCGTGCACCCTTATTGTGCCAGCGGCCGATGCCATCATGGTTTTTGTGAGCCACCGTGGTCTTGAATGCGCCGTTCAGTGCCTCGGCATATTTTTCCTGTGAGTTCTGTGGTGCACAGAAATAAACGTTCTTGAATACTTCTCCTGCCTTCAGGAAACCCTCCTTGTACTTGCTCATCAGGTGCTGTTCCACTTCGATGCCTGCCGGCATGCCCCAGCCGTTTCTCTCTATCAGCCGGAACATATCCCTGAAACAGTCCACCACAAGGGCATCGTCCTTCTTCCGTCCGTAGGCAAGTCCCACCCGACACTGGCTCACCACATCGTATGCGTAATAGGCATGCACATATTCGTTTCCTTTCATGCGGCGTGGTAAATCCACGTCGTCCATCGTAATCTGAGAGAGGGAGAAGTCGCCGCTGTGGCGGTGCATGTACGGCATGTCCTCATGATAGAATGCGTCCCAGCTCTTCAAGGCCTTGGCTATCTTAAGTTTGTTGCTTGGCTTATTCAGAATGTTTCTGATGGTGCTCTCGCTCAGTTCCTTGGGTTCTCCATTTTTATCTGTAAAATCGTCAGGATTGAACAGCTCGCCCGTTTCAAAGTCCCACACATCAATCTCACCGCATAAGAATTCGATATACATCTTGTGTACGTCGCTGCCGTAAGGCTGGTTAGGAAGTACTTTTATACTTAATACAAGTTGTTCGGTCTTGTAGTCCACCTTACGGCGGTGCTGGTTGCCAAACTTGCCACTGATTAAACTGATATAGCCCTCACGCTTGTACAGGTTCACTTTCTTCCTGAAGCGCAGCGTGCTCGCAGGGAGTGTGTGACCAAACTTCTCACGCAGAGTCTCGATGTTCTTTGCCATCATATCCCAGTTGTACTTGTCACCCATCAGACGATGGTAGTCTTTCGCACGCTCATAGAGTTTGATACAAGTGTTCAGCACAGAGGCATTCTGTACATATTCGCTCACCTTTTCTGGTGGCAGGTCAGTCCCCGTCTTGCTGCGGTCGCTGAAAAAAACTACTGCTGATTGGTCTGTTTCATAGTTCGATATGATCCAATGCCGTAGCCTTATCTCGTCGCCACCGGGATAGACTTTCTCCACTTTTTCCTTGTACTTCGTGGGTAAACTGTCTATGGCTATCAGGGCACAACAACCACTCGCACCGCCCCCGTGGCGAACAACGTCAATACGTCCGCGTGCTGCCAACTGCTTATAGTTGGAAACACTTACAATACAGCCGTCTATCAGCTCTCCGTAGGATATGCAAAATCGGTTGTTATAATACTCCATACTGCACCCTCCTTAGCTCAACCTTTCCGCATATCTCTGAATGCCGTCAAGATCGCTTATCATCAAATGCTCGAACCTGCGCATCTTCTTACCATTCTTATATACATCGCACCAATTTCCTTCTTTGAAAATCTCCAGCAGCACACCGCCTTCCTTATATTGGCGGATATAACCATCTGCATCGTGCAGTGTCTCCCATTCCGGAGCTTCTATCATAGGGATTCCTCCACGCTCCATTGCCAACTTGCGTATGCGCTTAGCCAAATCTGTGTTACCACGCTTCGTATCATACCGAATAGCATTGAAAACACTCTGCTCAGACACCTTGAATGTCATCATGATGAATTCACGGTCTTCTTTTTTGATGTGAATGTACCTTCTCATAATATATCTCACTTATTTAATTAATAAATAATTCTTTATTTTCGCCCCTTTTTCGTATCTTTGGGCGGTGTTTAAGATTAAACACGCTGCAAAGATAATACGCTTTTGCGAATAATCAAAATAAAAATGCGAATATTTTATTCGCAAATGATAATATTTATAAAATATGAGCATAAATGAGAGATTCGAGACAATCATCAAGGTACTATTCAATAATAACAAAAGAGCATTTGCAAAGACAGTAGGAGTAAGCCCCACTGTGGTTGAAAATATTGTTGGTACACGAAAAGGGAACCCTTCTTATGAAGTCTTGAGGAAGGTTTGCGCAAATGCGAATATATCGGCGGAGTGGATTCTCTTTGGAACAGAGAACCAGCCAGTAGGTGATTTTATCAATATCCGTAAGGATCTTACAATAGTAGCTCCAAAAGAGGGGGAGCCTGAAGATGGAGAACATACCGTAACTACAGTTTTTACTAAAGGCAAAGCAAGGCCCAAACCTATTCCTGTGCAGAAAGCGCAAGACGCAGACCCATTTCTTAAAGAATTACTTGACACTATCAAAGAACAAGCAGAGGAAATCGGACAACTCAAGGAGCAAGTCCACCAACTAACTATTGAAAAAGAAAGGCTTGCCGCCAATGCCCACTCTTCAACCACTGCGAACGTCGGATAG